CTCCTGTTAGTGATATTATAGCCACTAATGTACAAGGGGCTATTGAAGAGATTAATACCTTTATACAAGCTGGTACGGGGGCAGTTGCTAAAACATTACAAGCAAAAAAATAGGGAGCGGGTCAGTGCTACTGATTATTCAACGTTACAACAAGCGATTAACACTGGAGCGAATGAACTTGATTTGTTGGGTGGAGCTTACACGGTAACGACAGCGCTTTTGTTTAATCAAGCTGGACAAAAGATTAAAAACGGCACATTGATTTTTGATGGAACAACAGCGGCGCGACTAGCGGAGATTTCATCAAACAGGGTGACGTTTGAAAATGTAATATTTGACGGTAACGACAAACAGCCACGGTCTGGAATGGTTTATGTTGCGCCTGGTGTTGATCGTCCGGTTTTCCGTGACTGTACATTTAAAAAAATCAAATGTACAGATTATGGTACAAATGTTTTAAATCAAACATACGCAATTGTAATTAGTCCTTATGCGGTTACAAATTTTGAAATTGTTGATTGTATTTTTAAAGACCTTATAAAGTATAACGACAACGCAACAAACGTACCGCCAGCACAATTGGAGGGGATCGGTTTTATAGGAGGCGTTTGTTTTATGCCCGAGACAATGTTAGAGCCGACAGACGCGCAGCCGATACCAACGGCGGGAATTATAAGCGGTTGCACTTTTGAGAATATTCAAACGATTTTGGCGGCATCCCTAAGCATTGGAGATCAAGCGACTTACAGTGATGCTGATGCAATCAGAACATACGGCAAAACGGGAGGCGCTGAAATTTTAAATGTGCATGTTTCAAACTGTATTTTTCGCAATGTCTCCAAGCGTGCTTTTAAATTTAGAGCAGCGGGGGCGACGGCTAATGATTGCGAAATTTATGCAGACGGGATGCAATACGGAATGATCGTGCCAATTGATGTTACGAGCAATAGTAAAATTCAGAATATCAGCATTTACGCATCATCATCCAAACCCGTGCAATCAGGTGTGAATTGGTCTGTCGGCTCAGACGCTACACAGCGCGAAACACTGATAGATGGGTTATACATATCACATTGCATAGCTGGAGTCGGGTTTTTTTCTGATCCTACAAACCAGCCATTGAAAAATCTAGTGCTACGTAATGTTTTCATTAATCAGGCGTCGGCTTATGGTATCGTGCAGGCTTCACCGCTTCCGTCAACCATGGAAAATATTTTCTTTGAGAATATACAAATTTATGGAAGTGGCAATAACTGTGCGGGTATAGAAACGAACGGGGGGCTAGATGCAAAGTCTGGTGTGACACTCGGCAATGCGTATATGCGAAATGGGTCTATTAAAATTGGCGGAGTGAATAACAATATTAAAGACGTAACAATTGAAATTGATTCAGCGAGCTACGCCGGGGCATCGGCTGGCGAGTATTTATTCAGAGTCGGTGTAAATGGATATGGTGGTTTTCAAAACGTTGATAATATTTTTATTAATGCGTGGAACCTTGACACTGGATATTTAAGCGCATCTCGGCAAACATTGGGGGTTTTTATCGCTGACAACTCAATGTGGAGCAACATCCGTGTGAAAGTACCAGAGGGATTGAGCCAGACATATCCTCATATTGAGTTTTGGGGTAATAACTGGTGTTTAGATGGATATACCTACGATGGGGCAGGTATGACGTGGGTCGGTACTACTGTAGCTGCGGTGCGGTGGACTATGAAAAATTGCGTGCGACTAGGTTCGGGAGCTAGCACTAGCCAGTTTATATATACAAACAATGCTGGCACCGGACTTGGGGTTATCGCTGACTTGACGGATTTTAGGCCAACAACAGCATCATCTATCACTATAAATAATGGTTTAGGTGTAGGGAGTCGATTTGTAGTTTCTAACGTTACATCAAAAACAAGCAATGTAACGATTGTAGCAAATGGTGGGCTGGCAACGGTAACAAATGCGATTAACTTTCCTTGACCGAGCTTAAAAATCACGAACAGAACTTACAGCAAGACAGAGGCGAAACAGGTTGTTGCATGATCGTCTCTCTTATAAGACAATTTGAAGGTTGCAAATTAAAATCCTATAAATGTTCTGCTGGAATATGGACAATAGGTTATGGGGAGACATTAGGGATTACTGCGGGGATGGTATGGACACTAGAAGAGGCTGAGAGGCATTTAAATAACAGGGTTGAATACTTCCTACGTAATGTTTATTTAAAATGCCCACAGCTCTTCCTAGAGACTCCTAACCGTGTTGCTGCATGTGTTTCCCTTGCCTATAATATAGGCTTGGGGGCATTTGGGGCCTCTTCTGTTTGCAGATACACTAAACAACGTAATTATGAGAAGGCAGCTGCTTCTTTTCTCCTGTGGGATAAGGCAGGAGGAAAGAGGATTAAAGGGCTTACAATAAGGCGTATGGAAGAAAAGGAAATATATGAAACTGCCTAGCAAGGAACAAATGCTAGATACTATGGGAAGACCTATTACACAGTCATTATTCTTAGAGATTGGGTATACAGATACGTCTGTGTTCACTCTAAAGGAATATGATTACGAATATAAGGGCACAACCTACCCGTCATTAAAGAGGCTATACCTCGAAGAGGAAGATCCTACGGAATATGATTTTGCTTGTAAATATCTATTAGGATGGAAGCATTGGCAACGTATCCTAGAGAACAAATCAGTACGTGCTCATATTGATGAATGGCGAGAGGAGCTAGAAGTTAAGCTTCGTTCTCGTGGTGTTAAGGCTCTGATGCTCTCAGCGGTCTCAGGTAACCACCAATCTGCTAAGTGGATGGCAGATAGAGGGTGGGATATTAGAGCAGCAGGGCGGCCTTCTAAAGCAGAGAAAGAAGGTGAGCTTAAAAAGCAAACCGCCATTATTGATGAATACAAGGGTGATGTTCTTAGGTTATTTAAAGGGGGTAGTTGATGTCGTTACACGTAATTGAAGAACTAAACAATCAAACATCCGCGGTTATTGGATCAGATGGTAAGATACACACTGCAAGTTATGTATGGGATACGGGAAGCTTAACATGGGTTAGGGCAACAGCATCGGGAGGTGGTGGTGGAGCAGGGGATGCCTCAGCAGCTAACCAAGCAGCTCAGATTGATTTGGAAACGACAATCCGAGATGATACAGCAATAAACAAAGGGTATCTGAATACCCTAGCCTCAACAGTTGTATCCTCCGCTATTACAACCACACCAGAAGGCACAGGAGCAGCTTACTGGCCAGGTTATAAAGGATCTCCTGATACGGGCAGGGCAGGGATAAATATTGACCCAGGTGGTGCGTTAGTAACACGAGGTGCTGTAACAACCGATGAAGGTACATTTCGAGCTAACTTTGCAAATACATCCTTAGCGGTTTCAATAGGCAGTGTGTCTGTATCTGGAACTTCTGTAACTGGTGTAGGTTTTACCGATACGTATGATGTAAGCTTAAGTGACTACTTTAAACTAGATGCTGATGGCGAATCTTCATGGGTACAAGTAGAAGGCGTTGTAAGCGACACTCTTTTAATCTTGCAGGAGGCATATGTAGGAGGGACCAGCGGTGCTGCATCTAGGGCGCTTGTACGGCCTGTAACGGGTTCTGGTGGTGCTATTTCTGTTGCATCGGGTCAGCTCACTATGACCACAGGGACAACGAATGCAGCAATCACTCGGATTACAAGGAATGTAGACGTTGCTCCTATGGTATTCCGTTCGAGAGTTAGCTTCTCACAACGTATAGCTAATCAAACATTTAGGGTTGGTTTAACAGAGTCTTTCACTACATCTGACCGATGGTTTGCTCGTTTTAAACTAGACGGAACAGTAAATACAACAGCTGTTTGTGAATCGGGAAGAAACCCAACAATAACACCTAGTGCAGCCGAAACAGAAAGCACAACAGTTATTCTTCCAGGAGGTGCAACAACCGCTGTTTTGAATGACTACCGTGTAGAGATGCTGACGGAGAAGGTAAACTTCTTTATTAACAACATCCTTGTAGCAACCCATGTACGATCTATTCCAGCACAGCATGATGCGTTGGAAGCCTCTGTAACTTGTATTAATGGAACGGGTGCTGCATCAAGTACAACGGTAGTTGTAGATTATGTGACAGGTAAGAATCATAATAAGTTAGAAATTGGTGTGATGTCGGATACAGAGCAAATTATTGCTGTTTCCCCTCCTATGGCTTCCTATGTTTATGAGCCTACGGCTGGTGTTATTACCATCAATACGGATTTAATGATTATTGATTGTCTACAGCTCCGTTCTTTGTATATACACTGTACCTCTATGGGCACTACGGGTGTCGTTACTCCAGCTTGGTCTAATGACAACGTCAACTGGATAACCGCTACTCTTCTAACCGAAGCAGGTGCAGCAGCCACTACGTTTAATGCTGCGGCCCTCCGTGCTGTTAATGTCCGTGCTAGATACTTCCGCCTACGTCTTACTACGGCTACTACAGCAGGGACCACTACGATATATGTTAACGGTTCTCAGACAGATGCAAGCCCAGTAATAACAACACAAGCTGTTAGTTTAGCCACCAACACACCGACTCTTGCTGCTGGCACTAACCGTGCTGCTTTTATTGCAGGGGCAGGTATCTGGTACGATGACAGTGCTGTCGTTCTTGCAGGTGCTGCTACTTTCACAGGAACCTCAAGGGACTTAACTGTTACAGCAACAGCTACAGCAATGGCTAATGCTGCTGCCTATAATAAAGAGGTGAGGGTTTCAGCAGAATCGGATCAATCAGGAACGCTGTGGGTGGAATACTCCAGAGATAACACAAACTGGAGGCGAATGAAATCATCTGTTACTGCGGCAATTACAGGTGGAGGTCAAATGGCAGAGGTTGTATTCCGACCTTCTTGGCGATATATGCGAGTTGGTTTTACAAACGGAGCAACATTGCAAACTCGATTTACTATAAACTCATTATTAGTGGCAAATTAATATGACTGAATTACCTATCTGCCCTGTCTGTGGGCAACCTGTTGACATTAATACTGAAGCACACATAACAGAACCGATCTGGCCAAACATGTCAGAATATCTTATAAAACATCACGAATGTCCAACCAAGGAAATAATAAATGAGTAAAGAACGCGTAATCATCTCTCGTCGCTGGAAGAATCCAGAAATCACTGTATATGTAGATGCTTCTGAACTAGGGGCTAGGATGGATATTGAGCAATATCTTACCAGCCTTTCTGAACAAGTTTCTAATATCTCCCTAATTATCACCAAAGAGCAGTTGTTAAGAAAACTAAAAGATGCTCACCTCCTTGTTGTTGAAGAGATGAAATCCTCTACACAATACATCGTATAGATTAAAAGAGAAAATCCCTATGGCAGACGATAGTTGGTTAGTTGATGTAAAGAAGAAACTTGATAAGATGCCAGAAGAAGGCAAAGGCATACGAGAGGCAGCCTTAAATGATTTATACTTCTTTGCTCGTCTTGTCAATCCGGGGTATATGTATGGCGATTTACATAAAGAAGCTTTTAAATGGATGGAGGAGTATTCCTTATATGGACAAGGCTCTGTTCAGCTAACCAATAAGCTTCTCCTTCTCCCTCGTGCCCACCTAAAGAGTCATATGGTGGCTACGTGGGTAGCTTGGGTTATTACACGTAATCCAGAAGTAACAGTGTTATACGTATCAGCTACAGCGAGTTTGTCTATTGCTCAGTTGTATGCCATTAAGAACATCTTGACATGCCCTTCTTACACCAGATATTTCCCTGAGTATGTACACCCTCAGGAAGGTAAGCGTGAGAAGTGGAGTCAAGATGCAATTTCAATAGATCACCCTAAACGTAAATCCGAAGGAATCCGAGATGCTACAGTCGCTACCGCAGGTCTTACAACTAATACTACAGGCTGGCATGCCGATATACTTATACCCGATGACTTGGTTGTACCTGAAAACGCTTATACTGCCGATGGACGAGAAAGCGTATCTAAGAAGTCCTCACAATTTACTTCGATCTTAAATGCAGGTGGGTTCACGATGGCTTGCGGCACTCGTTACCATCCTTCTGACATATATGCTACATGGAAAGCTCAAGAGTTTGACATCTACAGTGAAGAAGGGGAAATAATTGATCGAGTGCCTGTGTGGGAAATTAAAGAATATGCAGTAGAAGAAGAAGGTAAGTTTCTCTGGCCTAAGATGGTGAGGCCATCCGATAAGAAGTTCTTTGGATTTGATGCTCAAGTGTTAGCACGTATCCGTGCACAGTATGAGGACAGGATTCAGTTCTATGCCCAGTATTATAATAACCCTAATGATCCCGGATCAAATAGGATTAACCGAGATAGGTTCCAATATTATGATAAGAAGTTTTTAAAACAAGATGGTGGACACTGGTATTATAAACGTAATAAGCTTAATGTCTATGCTTCTATTGATTTCGCATTTAGTTTATCTAAGAAGAGTGACAATTCCGCCATTGTTGTTATTGGTGCTGATGCAGATGGTTTTATCTATATCCTTGATATTGATTGTTTTAAAAGTGATAAGATAGGAGAGTATTTCTCCCGTATTGCTGCTCTTCATTCTAAATGGGAATTCAATAAACTCAGGGCAGAGGTTACCGTAGCACAGACCGTTATTGTACGTGATCTTAAGGATAAGCTTAGAGAAGAGGGATTACGTCTCTCTATTGATGAGCATCGCCCTACACGTAACGAAGGAACTAAGGAGGAGCGTATTGCTTCTGCATTAGAACATCGTTATGAGAATCAGCAGATATGGCACTTTAAAGGGGGCTACACTGATGTGTTGGAGGAGGAGCTTATCCTAGCTAGGCCAGCTCACGATGACATCAAGGATGCCCTAGCATCAGCTGTAGAGATTATAGTTAAGCCTAAACGATCCAACAGATCGGATATGGATGTAGGTAATGTGGTTCAGATTAATTCAAGGTTTGGAGGAATAGCCTTTCGGGGTTAAAGAGAAATATGTCAAAAAAATCATTAGAAGTCAGTGCTAAGATGTTCGGTCAGGATAATATGTCGGCCTATATTGCTAACACATGGGTTACTCACAATAGTGAACGAAGTACAAAAAGAGCTCAGTGGAAAGAATTAAGAGACTACGTCTTTGCAACAGACACCACCACTACAACAAACAAATCGCTTCCTTGGAAGAATAGCACTACCTTGCCTAAGCTTTGTCAGATTCGTGACAACTTACATTCCAATTACATCTCAGCATTGTTCCCTAACGATGACTGGCTTAAGTGGGAAGCATACAGTTTAATGGATGGCACTAAGAGTAAGGTGAAGGCCATCGAAGCATACATGAGCAACAAGACACGAGAAGGCCACTTCAGGACCGAGATTAGCAAGTTGCTATATGACTACATTGATTATGGTAATGTCTTCGCTACGGTTGATTTTGAGGCCTCCTATCGCACTAATACATTAGGGGAACGTGTTATTGATTTCATAGGGCCCAGAGCTAGACGTATTAGTCCTTTAGATATTGTATTCAATCCGCTATCATCCACATTCAAAGACAGTTGGAAAGTGATCCGTAGCTTGAAATCTATTGGTGAACTTCGTATGATGGCAGAAGATGAGCCAGATAATCACTACCTTGTTAAGGCTTTAAAGAATCGTGACAAGCTTATGGCTCACATGAACTCTTATGGTATTGATGAGATGGATAAAGCTGATGGCTTCCTTATGGATGGTTTTGGCAACTACTCAACATACCTTCAGAGTGGCTATGTAGAAGTGTTAGAATTCTTTGGAGACATTCATGACCAAGAAACAGGTAAGGTATTACGTGGACAGATTGTTACAGTTATTGACCGTATGTATGTTATCCGTAAAGAACCTTTCCCGACATGGTTGGGTGGTGCTCCAATATACCATACTGGCTGGCGCACTCGCCCTGACAATCTCTGGGCTATGGGTCCTTTGGATAATCTGGTTGGTATGCAATACCGTATTGACCATCTGGAGAATCTGAAAGCAGATGCTATGGATTTGGCTATCCTTCCTCCTTTGGTTATCTCAGGTGAAGTGGAAGCTTTCAAATATGGCCCAGGTGTAGAAATCCATATAGACGAGAATGGCGGGGTCACAGAGCTTGCTAAGAACGTCCAATGGGTGATTCAGTCAGACAATGCTATTCAGCAGCTAGAACAGCGTATGGAGATGTATGCAGGTGCTCCTCGTGAAGCTATGGGTGTTCGTACTGCTGGTGAGAAGACAGCGTATGAAGTGCAGCAATTGCAGAATGCAGCAGGACGTATTTTCCAAGAGAAGATCACTACATTCGAGATTGAGTTGTTAGAGAAGATTCTTAATGCTATGTTAGAAACAGCTACACGTAATCTGGATCAGAATGACATTGTACGTGTTATGGATAATGACATTGGTGTGCAACAGTTCTTGACAATCACTAAAGATGATATAACTGCCTCTGGTAAGCTACGTCCTATTGGTGCTAGGCATTTTGCTGCTCAAGCACAGCTTATGCAGAATCTCCAAGGACTTGCTAACTCTCCTCTGTATCAAACTGTATCTCCTCATATCAGCTCTAAGAAGCTTGCTACGCTTGTTGAAGACGTATTAGGCTTAGGACGCTATGAGTTGTTTAAACCTAACGTAGCCGTGTTTGAACAGCAAGAGACACAACGCTTAGTTAATCAAGCACAAGAAGATTTACAAGTAGAACAAGCTACACCACCACCTTCAGGATTTGCTCAATGACAATTAAAACATCTGTAACTAAAGGCTTAACAGAAGAGGAGGCTGCTGTAATTAGCAGCACTTTTGATGCTTCTGCTTTACTAAGGGAACGCTATATCAAGCTTCTTGAAGAGAAATCTAAGCTCTCAAGAGACTTATCAGTAAATAAAGATTTGTACGTATCTCCTTCTTGGGCATACCTTCAAGCGGACGCTAGAGGCTATGAAAGGGCTATTTTAGAATTTATTTCACTTTTATCGTAAAATAGTGCTTCTTTTTGACAAAAAAAGGGGTATTAGGATATGTCAGCTTTATATAATAGAAATACAGACCTGAACGTAGTGAATGTCTGTCAATAATAAGTAATACATTATATAGTTATTATATATAATAATATATATATATATAATAAATATATTATATATAAGTTTAATTAAATAGAAAGAATTATGTCTACCGACACATCAATGTTTAATAGCAATACGTCTACCCAGACAAATCAAAATCCTGTTAACAGCAATACACAGGTAGCTCCAATTACACCAGACTATAATAACCTGTTAGCGTCTATTGTAAATGAGCGTGGAGAGCAGAAATATCGTTCAGTTGAAGAAGCGTTCAACGGCTTAAAGAATGCACAAGAATATATTCCTACGTTAAAGCAGCAAGCTGAGGCGAAAGAACAGGAACTTATTCGTTTGCGTGAAGAAGCGTTACGCTTTAAAACCTTAGAAGAAACGGTAGCTGCTCTCACTTCACAACGTAATGATAATGCACAAACCAGTGCCCCTGTCTACGATGAGAATAAACTTGCTGAACTGGTTGATCGTACTCTCTCCCGAAAGCAACAAGAAACTGTTGCCAAGGAAAACGCTTCATCCGTAGTAGCTACACTCCAGCAATTATTCGGTGCTGATGCAGAAAAGAAGTTCTACGATAAAGCAACAGAAATGGGTATGTCAATGGCGGAGATGAACGCTCTAGCAGCTAAGTCTCCAAAAGCAGTTTTAACTATGTTAGGTGTTAATAGCCAAGTGACACAAAGATCACCAGCTATCACACAGACAGATTTAAATTCTGCTGCGTTCACACAAACGCAAGACACGTTCGTTAAGCGTAACCCTAAATCAGCACTGGTTGGTGCTACAGACTTAGACCTGAAAGAATCTTCTAAACGTGCTAAAGACATGGTGGATGAGCTTCATTCAAAAGGTATGTCTGTATCTGACCTGTCTAATCCAAAAGTTTACGCTAAATACTTTAACTCTTAATAGGAAATACAAATGTCCCAATCGCGCAGCAACTCAACAGCTTTCATTGAAAGCGAACAATATTCAAGTTTCATCCTGCAAAACTTGCATGACGGCTTGCTCCCAGGTGTAATGTATCGTAACGTATCAGACTTCGGCTCTGGCACTACATTACATATCAAAACAGTAGGTACGGTCACTATTCAGGACGGTGCTGAAGAAGTTCCATTCGATTACACACCAATTGAATCTGGTGAAGTAACCTTGACAATCGCTGACTATGTTGGTGATGCTTGGTATGTCACAGATGATTTGCGTGAAGATGGTGCTCAAGTAGAAGCTCTTATGTCTGCTCGTCAGGTTGAGTCTACCCGTGCTATTCAAGAAGTCTTTGAAACACGCTTCCTGAAGAAATGTAATTCTTCGCAAACTAATGCCAATGCCAATTTGATTAATGGTTTTGCTCATCGTATTGCTTCTGCTGCTGTAAACAACGTAGCTGAACTGTCTGCTTTCATTAAGATGAAGCTGGCATTCGATAAAGCTAACGTCCCTATGGCAGGTCGTGTTGCTATTGTAGACCCTGTAGTTGGTGCTACATTGGATGGCTTGGTTTCTATCGGTCGTGATGTTACACCATTTGCTGAGAAGATTCTGGAAAGCGGCTTTGGTCGTGACCACCAGTTCTTGATGAACTTGTATGGCTGGAACATCATCACTTCTAACCGTTTGTTTACAGCTGCATCTGGCCAAGGTGATGGTACAACCACTCCTGCCAACTCTGTATCGAATGTGTTCATGTGCGTAGCTGATGACAACACTAAGCCTATTATGGCTGCATGGCGTCGTATGCCTAAGGTAGAGGGCGATCGTAATAAAGATTTGCGTCGTGATGAGTTTGTTACCTCTGCTCGTTGGGGCTTCGGTGCTCAACGTGTTGACACACTGGGTATCTACATCACTTCTGCTGTCAACTCTTAATCTAAGGAATATATAATATGACATATGCAAATAGCGCAGGTTTGGGCGTATTCAATCAATACGGTACACGAGAAACAGGTCAGTCGATTGGTGTTGAAACCACTAGCGATAGTGAGTTTAAGCTCTCTGTCACCCTAACTGGTGAATCAGTTAATAACGCTTTTATGCCACCTCTGGTGATCCCTAAGGGCGCTCTTGTGAAAGAAGCTGTATTGCGAGTAGATGAGGTGTTTGTAATCTCTGCTTCTGGCACTCTGGCTATCGGTGGTACAGCCCCAGGCACTAACGGTATTGTCCTCACCGAAGCTCAGTTGGAAGCTGTAGGCACTAAGCTAGTGAGTGCTGTTGGTATCGGTACTTGGGCAACTGCCTCGGCTACTGGTACAACTGCTGCTGAGAAGGTAGCTAAAGTGCTTACCGGCACTGCTGGTGCAACTGCTGGTAAAGCAACATTGATGGTTACATTCATCAATAAGACAAAAGTTTAATCTAACGTATTAGACACATATAAGGGCTAGGCAATTAAAAAGGCTTAGCCCTTTTTTCATTTAGAGAGAAGAATATGGCAAAGATTACTTTGTTAGAGATGACTCAGAACATCTTAAATGATATGGATTCTGATGAAGTGAATTCAATTGACGATACCGTTGAATCACAGCAAGTAGCTAATATTATTAAGGCTTGCTATCGTGAGATGATTTCTAACAGGAATTGGCCTCATCTCCGTAAGCTTGTTCAGTTTGAATCCTCTGGTGATTTGAGTAAGCCAAATTATCTATTAGCCCCTGCTGGATTAAAAGAGCTTATTACCATCAGTTATGATAAGCGTAGGGTTGGAGATACACGTACACGCTTAGAAGAGATTAAATATAAAACCCCTGAAGATTTCCTTCGATTTGTCTCAGCACGTAATGGTGATTTAGATAATGTACAGGAAGTGATTGATTTTAGTGGAACAACATTATTAACATTTAACGATGTAGCCCCCTCTTATTGGACATCCTTTGATGACAATTACATTGTTACTGATTCGTATAATGCTGCATTAGATGACACGTTAAAGAAAGTTAAGAATCAATGCTTAGCTTATATTGAGAAGCCTTGGGTTCATACGGATGATGCAATTCCTGATTTGCCAGAAGAAGCATTCTCTGCGTTAGAAGAAGAAGCTAAGAGCACATGCTTTATTAATCTTAAGCAAATGGCTAATCAGAAGGCAGAGCAAAAAGCAGGAAGACAGAATAGATGGCTTGCACGCAAAGCATGGCGTACAGCTGGTGGTGTTGAATATGAGAATTACGGAAGAGCTAGTAGAAAATGACAATACGAATACATTCAGGATATCAAGTGAAGCCTCACAAAGAACACCCATCAAGTTATATTGTTGTAACTGATGGTAAGGGAGGTAAAATCCCTGATGTGCTTACAGGGTTGTTTACAAGCCCTACAATCGCTATACAAACAATTGATAGATATTTAGATTCTAAGAAGAAGGATTGAAATGCCAAAGAACGGGACTAGAGCAGAGGTTAATACCTTTGTCAAAGGGCTTATCTCAGAAGCAAGCCCGTTAAACTTTCCAGCTAATGCCTCTTATGACGAGGTGAATTTTGAACTGCATAGAGATGGCAGCAGGAGCCGTAGGCTTGGTATGGATAGGGAGGTAGGAGGTGTATTAGAAGCTTGCTATACAGCCCTTCCCTCAGCCCTTACAGGCCAGTTTAACACCTTTGTATGGAAGAGTGTTGGGGGTAATCCTCTGAAAGAATTCCTTGTTGTGCAGGTTGCTGATGATTTATTTTTCTATGATAATAAGCAGGCAATCCTCTCCACTTCAGGATCACTATTTCAACATACACTTAGCCTTGCAAACGATAAGGACTATTCTTTATCTGTTGTTGATGGGAAGCTTGTTATTGTATCTGGGCATTATCTAATTGATGTTCTCACGTATGATGAACTAGCCAATACACTAACCCATTCAACAGGAGCATTATTTGTTAGGGATTTATGGGGTGTAGAAGAAACACATGCCCTTACTGAAACAGATCCCCTCTATCGTCCAACAGGAACGATTACAGATACACATGCCTATAACCTATTAAACCAATCATGGGCTGTTCCTCGTAAGGATAAAACAGGTACGCTTGTAAATCCTATTACACAGTATGAATCCGATCTATCCGTATTTCCAAGTAACTCAGAAGAGGTATGGGCAGGATTGCAATATCAACCTGTTGTAGGTGCTGCTGATCCGTATGAACGGCTTTACACTAATCTGTACGATGAACGTCTTGGGGCAGATTCCACAGTATCTCGTGGTGCCTTTATTATAAACTTCCTTAATAGAGGTGTTTCTCGGTATGATGCGTATATTTCAAACAGATATAAGTATCCCCTTATGGATTACGGGTCATTAACCCTAACCTATGACTTAACCACTAAAGGTGCAACAGTTGCCACAGAGTTTGCTGGTAGGATGTGGTATGCAGGATTTAATGGTGTTGCTTCTAATGCCGATAAGCGAAGTCCTGTTATAAGCAATTATATCTTATTCTCACAACTTGTAAAATCAAAACCTGATATATTCAACTGCTACCAAGCAGGTGACCCTACATCAAGAGAAGGTAATGAAATAGTGGATACCGATGGAGGCACAATACGTATTGCTGGTGCTCAGAATATTATTACACTCTCTAATATTGGTTCACACCTTTTAGTATTTGCTGCTAATGGCATATGGAGTATATCTGGAGGAAGCGATTACGGATTCACTGCTACCAATTATAAAGTAGAAAAACTCTCTTCTTACGGGTGTATTTCACCCTCCTCTGTTGTAGAGGCTGGTGGTACAATAGCTTTCTGGTCAGAAGATGGAATCTTTAGTGTAGGCAAGAACCAATACGGAGCATTAACTGTTACAAGTTTAACAGAAGCTACAATACAAACACGTTACGATAGTTGGACACTAGCAGCTAAGGGATCAGCCAAAGGGTTCTTCAACAGTGTTGATAAGAAGATCAGTTGGATTGTTAAAGAAGGAACACGCTTCTCTTCTGCAATTGTAACTAAAGAGCTTACATTGGATTTATCATTAGGTGCCTTCAGCGAGAATGTAATATCTAATTCAGGAAGTGCTGTAGAGCTGTTCTCTGGATTCATTACATATTCTGCTACATCACCGGTGGTTAAATATTTATTCATTGATAAATCTGTCACTGATGTAATCACTTTTGGATTCTCTGAATACAAAGATGCAAGCTTTAGAGATTGGAAATTCAAAGACACAGTAGGTGTTGATGCTAAAGCCTTCCTGTTAACAGGGGCTATTACCGCAGGAGATTCAGCAGTAGCTAAGCAAACTCCATACCTAACTATGCACTTCACTAACACTGAGCGTACAACAGATTCGGAAGGAGTTCCTGTAGAGCAATCGTCTTGTTTCATCAGGACACAATGGGACTGGGCTGTTACAGCTGATCCAAATAAATGGAGTAGTCTTAAGCAGGCATATCGTAAACGTCAAGTGGAATTTACTATACCTAATGATCTTAGTGCATATAGCGGCTTATTGACAACAGTGAGTAAGAGTAAGTTACGTGGTAAGGGAAAGGCTTTCTCTCTGTATATGGAGACAGAGCCGTACAGGGATTGTAAGATATTAGGATGGGTGGTAACATTAAATGGAAATGCAAACACGTAAGCACCTGTTCTACCAAGACAGTAATTTTATAGTGGAGATTGAGTTTATAGGCAGAGTGGTGGTGTTACATTGCTCTGTTCTTAATTGGAAACTCTCTGTTATGAAAAAGACATACGAAGTGTTTAGCGAGCTTAAACAGCTTGCTTCCTCTTCGGGGTGCACTCACTTGGTAACAGCACCAATCCATCCTAAGTTTGCTAAGCTGTTTGGGGGCTCCCAGATAGGAACAATATCTGTTGATGATAAAAATTATGAGGTAATCGTATGGGAATTGTAGGAGAGTTGCTGTCAGTAGGTGGACAGTATAATGCTATGCAAGATCAGAAAGAAGCTAATAGGAATGCTGCTGAAGAGGGAAGAAAAATCCAAGGAGAGCAGAAAGCTATTAATGCACAGAAACAAGCTGAAGAACGTAGGAAGATGGTGAGGGAAGAACGTGTTAGAGCAGCTAGGTTGGAACAGGTATCTGCTAATACAGGAACTACAGGAAGCTCAGGAGAGGCAGGTGCCCTTAGTGGCATGGGTACACAGCTTGGCGCTAACATCGGTGTTAATCTAGGTTTAGCTGCTGCTGGTGAACGAATTAGTGGATATGCACAGAATGCAGCTGATTTCCAATTAGCTTCTCAACAAGCAGCAATGAAGGCACAAGAGTGGCGTATGTTTGGAGAAACCTCACAGAAGGTTACATCTTCAGCTAAAAGTTTATTTGGCGGATAAAAGGATATAATGGAATTACTACCAGAAGATAGTAGCCAGATAGAGGCTATTGATTTAAGTCAAATGGGAGGAGGGTTGCCAACAACCTCCCCTGTTCCAGAAAGCTCTATTCGTAACAGAGCAGCTACAAGTGCTATTCTCTCTGGTTCAGATAAGATTATTGCTGATTATAAGCAATTGATTAATGAGGGCACCGAAGGGGATGACACAACACATAATCGTATTATGGAAGGTGTTGCTTCTTCTGAGAAGACAAAGCACATGGGTGCCCTTATGCGTATCCTTGGAAACCCTTCTATCCCTTTAGAAAAGAAGCGCCCTCTGATGGGCGTTGTAGAGCTTACACCTAAGGTTGATCCTAAGGTTGTATTAGCTTCTTCATCCTTAGAGAAAGGGAGTGAAGGGGAGGATGTACGTGGAATGACTGCCCGTATTGCATTGGTTGATTCAATGGCAAAGCTTAACAAAGCACAGGAGCAGAATCAAAAGATTATAAATAGTATCTTGGCAGCCCATCCCGATACGTCAGCCGAAACTGTCGGGGACATGGCTGCTGTAGAGGTTATGCCTTTTGGACGTAACATTATTGGTGCTAAGGTTGCTGGTAAGCTTGGAGAGCTAACTGGTGCTCCTGTAAGCATTGGTGGATGGGTTAAGAACTTCTTAATGCCTGGAAGCACTAGAGACGAGATTCAAAGAACATTAGAGAGCATTCCTGTAGAGAAGCGTTATGAATACTCACAGAAGATTGCAGACAGTATTAAAGAGAGCGCAAGTATCTTCCATTCGGAAAACTATTACGCTCAATACAAGCAAGCAATTGATTTATTAGATAGCCCGAGACAAACCGATACAGAGATTTGGACATCTAATATGTTCACGCTCTTGGATGCCTTCTGGGTGGGTAGTGAGATTAGAGCTGGTGTAGGTGCTCTGAAGGCTTCTAAGGCCGCTGCAACAGCTGCTAAGGAAGAGACGATAGCAGGTAACTTCCATCTTGTTGATGAGCCTGCAAGCCCTGTAAACCCCTTTGCTGCACGTATTGGTAAAGAGAAGCCAGCCCTTCCTGCACCTAAGGCAGAAGATACAGTTAGACGCATCAAATCTAATTCTGTTGTACGTAGAGAGAACCCTGTATCTGTTTATTCTGTTGTAGAGCAAACTAATCCAGAACAAGCTCGTTCCCTACATAAAACAATTGTAGAGGGTACAGATGAGGTGGCTTTTGCTTTAGCAGGTGTATCAAGAGAGCAAGCTATCATAAACAATGTCTATCCACAAGTGGGAACAGAATCAGGAAGTGTTCTTAACAAAGTGGATCAAAGTATTGTAGATGCTGTAGAAAATACAGGAGCGACACGATATACACCAGAAGAGCTTGTTTCTGCTACAGATACAATCAAGCAAGACTTCCGTAATGCCACAGGTCTTAAAGCTAATGATGCTATGTCAACCTTCCGTATGGATGGGGATCATATGATTATTGATGCGCATTATGGTACACAAGGTGGTGCCTTTGTAACCCCTGAGGTGGCTAAGGAACAAGCTAAATACGCATTACGTGGGTATGGTGTACGTGATGACGAGATCGTTGTAATGAAGCGTTCTGGTATGGATTATGTAGTTGCTAATGCTGGAGATGTAGCGGCTGGTGATTATATGATTAAGGTGAGTTCTAAGGTTGCTATTAGCGATAACATGGTGACCTCTTGGAACCCATTAGAAGTGAAATATAATTGGGCAGATAGACTCTCCACCCCTATGGCTGAGTATGCTGGTATCAAAGCTCGTAACTTCATGGACCCAGGTTCTATGTTTGATCCTGTTATTACAAGAGCTGCCACGGTAGCTACAGACCAAACTGTCCCTTTTGAAATTGCTTTATTAAAACCTATTAAAGATTTCCGTAATCAGATGTCTGTATTCAAAGCAGACAGGAAACTGAAGGTTGAAGATTATATTAAAGAGGCCAACCTTAAGGGTATTGCCCATGATAATTTCTCACTAACTGCCAGAGGCTTCACTGATCCAGAAATAAAAGCTTTAGAATCTTGGAAAGAGATTTGGGATACTAATTTCTATTTAGAGAATTTCGATTTAATCCGTACACTTAGGTCTCAGAATTTCCAAGTGTTTGATAATCAAGGCACTAAGCTTTTCGGTAAGCCAGTAGCTAAGAATCAAAACATAGGCAGAGTGCTGGATGTACAAAGTGGTAATGTACGTAATCTGTCTGTCTCTGAAATGGATAGCTTATACAATCAAGGTGGAAGCTATGTAGCGTTACGTAGGCCAATCACTGTTCAAGGGTTTGAAGTGGAACATATGATGGTGAGGAACACTCCATCAGAACATATGCGTGGATTACGTGATACGGATATGGCATTAAATTATCGAGAAGGCTTCTACCATATTGAATATAGTAAGGGTAGTAAGTTTATTGATAAGATTGATGCTACAGGTAAGCGATCCACTGTTGCTGTAGCTCGTAACACTAAAGATGCTGAGATGTTCAAGAACAGCCAAACACAGGTTACCGGTGAGCGATATGAAATCCGTGAGGACGTAAAAGGATATTCTAAAGAGGGAGATGGGTATTGGGATGTAAACAATGCAAGTGGTCGTATCTCTCAACGTGTTCGTGGAACCCCTTTAAACACTGCTAGTGGCTCTGTTCACTTAGGTCCTGGGGTTTATACAGAAAACCCTATGGATAGCGCTGTGAGGGCTGCTAAGAGCATTGCTGGACGTACAATGACTCGTCCTATGTTAGAAACAGCTAAGCGTAGGTTTATTGAGCAATATGGGGATATGTGGGCACCTAATAAAGTGGGAGGAAGAGATTTCCCTACAAATAAAACCCAGATTGTAGACCCTGTTAGCCATGTAAGCTCACGAACAGCTGATGCTCGTTCTACATTTGAATACATCAAGTTCTTAGAACAAGGGTATATCAATACCGCGGATAGCATCTTCCAAGGAGGCATGCACATAATGTCTCAGATGTCTGCTAAGGCCGGGTTCTCTAAAGGGGAGGAAATTGCTAGTGCCATTGCAACAGGCTCTCCTAGCACATTCCTTAAAGGAACTGTCTTTCAAGCGTATATTGTAGGGTCTGTTCCTATCCGTCAATGGATTGTTCAGTCATGGCAAGCTACTCGATTACTGGCATACAACCCATTAGGTCTTGTTGCATCAACAGATAGATTCACAGGATATATGAGAGAGCTAATAAAACCTGGCTCAGGCTCACAATTGTCCAGAGACTTTATGAAGTTTGTTGATGAAAGTGGTATGGTTGCTGGTGTAGACAGAAACAGCTTAGTTAGGGGTATTGGCTTGTCTATGGCAGATTCAAGTTCTGACTTCAAACGTGTCATGGGGAATATTGCATCTTTTCCTCAGACCGTGGGTTTTGATATCGGTGAAAAGATGAATCAGCTATTCCACTTAGCTGCTGTACATGAGAAATGGACAAGACGTGGTGCTGATTTAACAGATAAAACTGTTAGAGATTTAGCATTTGCTGAAGCTAGGGATTTGGGTTATGCAATGAATAAGGCTGGTGAGTACGCTTATACAACAGGAAGTGCTTCGGTTCTTCTTCAGTTCTTACAAATGCCACATAAAGCTCTTAACCAAATGCTCAATAGGAATCTTGACACTGCAACAAAACTGAGAATGGCAGGAATGGATTTGATTATGTTTGGAGCACCTGTCGGGGCTATTAGTGCTGTTGTAACAGCAGCAGGTGGAGATGGTGGAGATATTCTTCCAGATGATCCGATGATGCGGGATTTGTTTGTGTACGGAATGACTTCGACATTTACAAATGCTTTGCTTACAAAGCTGGATAGTTCAGGAGAACAAACACGTCTTGATCTAACAGCTCTTGCTAACACCAACATGGATGGCTGGACTAAGATGCTATCTGCTCTGGTAGATGGGGAAGGATTTGCTGCATTAGCTGCTAGTCCTGCTGGTCAGCTGTTTGCTATGGAGGGTGTTAATGGGTCCCGTAGGGATGGACGTATCCCACAAGCCCTAATGACTATGGGAAGATATTTCAATGTTTTTGAAGAGATTGATCCAGAAAATCCTACAGAGTTCAAAGCAGTTGTTAATGATCTAGCCAAAATCACTTCAGGGTGGACCGCTTTGGATAATGCGCTAATCATGCTTGAATTGCGTAAGAAACAAGATAGGCTTGGTGTAACTGTGGATAGTTCAGTAACTGTTCCAGAAATAGCAGGAGCATTTATGGGATTTGGAACACTCACCACTAAAGAGCTTTATGAACTCACTCAGAGACTATCTAAGGATACAAAGCATACGCAAGAGAGCAGGATGAGGAAGTATAATGCTATTATGGCTCACACAAAAGAAAACCTAAGCCAAGATAACCCTGATATTTCAAGAACCCAAAGAACAACAAGTATGCTAATGCGAACATTCAAGGATGACCCAGAGGGGTTGGCTATGGTGCATAAGCAATGGGGAAAAGATATGCTTGGTAAGGAGCAGGGTTTAGTTCTTCAGATGTGGAAAGGAACTACCTTGCCAGGTTCTACAAAGTTTTTGGATAGCGTACGTATGGCCCCAAACCTAACTGAAGAACAGAAAGCAATTATGATTCAGCGTTATAAAGATGCACAGCAATTAAATAAAGGAAATAAATAATGGCAGAATTTGGAAGACAGGCCACACAGCTTTCTGACCCGCAAGGGTCGGGAACTGGGCCTATAGCAGCAGTTCAGGAACAAGCCTCTACAATCAGTTTAATGCCTGCTATTGGCTCTTTAGTTGACTTGTTTGGTAAGGGGTTGGCAGAGAGTAATAAAGCTTCTGCTGAGGCTCGTAAGAAGGCTGTAATTGATGAATATACCAGCAATGAGAAGGTTTATGCTGATGCCTATCTCGCAGGAGAGTGGAACAGCTCTCATGTAGGGTTAGCTTCTCGTGCCAACTATGCTAGGTTTATAGGAAGCAATTCTGAACTAGGAGAAGAGCTAAATAAGGCACGCTCTCGTATCTATGGTGGTACGGAGACAGGGGAAGCACAGAAGAAGGAAGATGCTGCTTTCGCTCGACGTGAGAAAGACTTGGCTGGTGCTGCGAGTATGGGGCTTCCAACTTATCCAGATATGGGGAAGAAAGCGGAAGATGCTGTATTAGAAGCCTATTACACTACAGTACGTGTAAACGAACAGACACGTAAAGATTTACAAGCTTCCTCTGAGAGACGAGCTGTTGCAGCAGAAGGAAGAGCTGTCGTATCTCAAGCAATGTCTGTGGAAGATCATGTAACTAAGAAGCGTTCTGTTGACGGACTAATAGCTATTGGCTCTGCAAACTTTGATGCCGTAGCTGCATTGGGGGAAGACCTTCAAGCACAGATGGCTAAAGGTATGCCGTATGAAACAGCCTTTGCTACGTTTAAAGCTAACAAATCACGTATAGAAGCCGGGATGACAGCTATCTCTGCTAGTAATCCCGAACTAGCAGGTCCTTGGAATAAGATGTTTGCTGATATGTTTAGCACAATTGAGCAGAGACTTGATCCTAAAGCTAAAACAGCAGATGAGGTTACACGACTTACTAACGAGTTTAACACCTTAGTTACTAAACAGAAGCTCGCAACTATAAAGAGTGATCCCGAGATACAGAAGCTTTACGTAGACAATCTCTTATTCGGTGATGCGGTTCTTCTTAAAATATCGCAATCCCCTGTAATAGAGCGATATATGGCCACCACATCAAAAGGGCTTCCAGCGGAGCAAGTGGTTGGTACAAAGAACGATAAACAGCTATTCTCTATAACCCAAGAAGCTCTCAAGAACCTAAACAGAGCAGATATTAAAGATAAAGATAAAGCTACTGCCCAAGCAGCCACTCTGGTTAATTCCCTATTGAAACAGACAGCAGGTATGCAGGGAGAGTTCTCCCCTAATGCCCTTAATCAGGCCAGTACATTCTTTAGCTCCTCTGAGTTTGGTAAGTGGAGTGTAGAAGGGAAAGCTGATCCGGTAAGTATAGCTAATGCTCAGAAGGTGTTTATGCAGAAGTATGACCCTGCTGTAAAACAAGCCGTTGTGGATGTATTAAACACTACACAATCGAATAACACTAAGATAGGTGATTCTGTTAAGATTGAGATGAAGGGCAATAAGATTGTATTCTCTAACACTCCTACAACAGCTCCAGTACAGCAAGGGCGTGGTACAGGGTTTGGTACTAACCCTCAGGAGAATAAAGAACAGCTTAATAAAGCTTCTGACGGTATTACGCAACTTGTACGTATGCACGCTCACTTAGAAGGTACAACAGACTACCCTAAATACTGGGAGGCTAATAAGCATTTGATTCTTCCATCCGTATTCCCTGATCCTTCTCGCCTTAAAGTGGGAGAGATTCATAAAGGACAAGATGGTAAGAAGTATAAATACATCGGAGGTAATATGAATGATTTGAAGAATAGCTGGATGCTAATCAAGGAGGAGTGATGCCAGCTTTAGATTTGTTTGGACAAGATTTCTCTAAACCTAAAGCTGAGGTAGTGCAGAAAGTGGAGGAGAAGCAAGCTATCACAGCTTCTTCTTTCTTCGGCACTGCCTTCAATACAGCAGCCGAGAATGCAAAAGAAGTGACAGAGGGCAGTATTGTGGAGAGAGGGATTAGCAGTGCCCTTTCTTTCTTTGGTGTAGAGTTTAATACCAATAAGCCACCTCCTGCTGTAGAGCCTGTAACACCTCCTAAGGCTAAACCCATCACCGTAGAGAGTTTAATACCTGCAATTGTAAACACAGAGAGTGGGGGTAATCATGCAGCTGTGAATAAGATTACAGGAGCTAGGGGCATAACACAAATTCTCCCTAAGGTAGGGGCTAAGCCTGGATATGGTGTTAAGCCTTTACAGAATCAAACAGAAGGTGAATACATACGCTTCACAACAGACTACCTGAAAGCAATGGTGAAGAAGTTTGATGGAGACGTAGAGAAGGCTGTAGCAGCTTACAACTATGGCGGTGTGAATGTAGATAAGCTTGTAGATAAGCATGGGGATAGCTGGAAAGATAAGCTCCCTTTAGAAACTAGAAACTATCTGAAGAAGGTGATGCCAGCTTTGGAAGTTAAGAGAAAAGAGACAGGGCTCCCTTCTTTCTTTGACCCTACCACAGACTATGTAGCTAATAGAAAACTCCCTATTACGGATTATAAGACCTTAGAGAAAGAAGGAAAGCTCAAGAATCTCTCAGAAGCTTCTAATCAATTCTTACAAGATAATGCTTTTAAGATATCTACATATGATAAGAAAGGTTCTGATGTAGCAGGATTTGTCTATCCTAAAGAGGACAGGCTTTATCTAGGTTCTGATGATGCTAATACAGCTGTACATGAAGGAGAGCACATACGTCAAGACAATCCAGAAAGTTTACATGATAAGAATATGGAAGCTATGCGTAATGGAAAGATTTCTCCTTCTAAAGCTTTATTTGAATACGCTAAGAAGAATCACAGGACAACAGCTGTTTGGGAAGTGTTCAATTCTAGTAATGCCTTTGATGATAATTCTGAGTTCTTTGCAAACCTACAGGCTTTTGATAAACAGAATCTAAAAGGGAAGAACTGGGGAGACACAGCTTTCTATAAGAAGCTAGAGAAAGATGTAGGAGAGAAGGAAGCACGTACAATGATGACAGATGCTCTATTAACACTGGCAAGGAAAGGAAAACATTAATGCCAAAGAAGGGAGAGTTTAAAGCAGGAGCCTCAGCAGATACGATTAGGCAGAGAAAGTATAATTCTAAGCCTTCTAGTAAGAAGGATAGGGCTTCTAGGAATGCTGCTAGAGGTGAGGCAATGAAGGCAGGGAAGGTGAGGAAGGGAGATGGGAAAGATATTGACCATAAGAATTCCAACCCAAGAGACAACCGTAAGGGTAATACACAGGTAATGGCTGCTAGTAAGAATAGGGCACTTAATCAATACGATAAAAGGAAAAAGAAATGAAGAAAGCAATGAAAGAAGGAATGAAAGAGAAGAAGAGTGGTAAGTCAGGCTCTAAGATGCACGAGAAGAAAGAATCAGGTAAGTTTAAATTCTTTGAGAAGAAGGGTGAGAAGGCTGCCAGTAAGAGTAAGAAGTAATGGCTTCCCTTAACGATGACCAGCATGCTTACTACAACCTAGTAGCAGATGTAGCAGTTAAGAATCCTAAGCGTATATTCCTAACCTCTACGGGGATCGCTGGTGGCCCTACATCCTTGTTAGTGAATGGCTCTGTAACCCCTGTGGTCTTCTCAGCAGCACCTCTTACAGGAATGTGGGCTGTAGCAAACTTAGAGGTTTCTTATACGGTGAATGCTACATTAGTTCCTAGCAACTTCGGAGGAATAGCTACGCTCACTAATGGATGTCAGCTTATCTTAATTGATAATGGTGTAGAGGTGGATTTGACAGAAGGAAACTACGTTAAGCAGAATGCTGATTGGTTTTCCTTATCTACAGATTGCTCTCTCGTAGATTGGAAGGGTACACATTTTACAATGGATGTTCATTTCCCTATCTATCAACAAACCGGTGCTTATATCAAGCTAGATAGTGCTAGAGGTCAGAAGATAGGCTTTAAGGTTAGTGATAACCTAACAACTGCATTCACGATAGGCAGGGTGTCTTGTAGATATATTGAAGTGTAAACGAAAAAACCCCCAATCCAATTAAGGAAAGGGGGTTTTCTTTTATCTAGTTATAATATCCACAGCTAGGGCACCAGTGTCGAGATATATCAAATACATGCCTACACTTTGTACACACTGTGTAAATCAGCGGATCGGGCATGCACCGCTCGAACAGTCATCTTCAATCACAGCATCTATCTCATTAGCCTTATCAAGCTCAATAGGCTGTAACATAGATACATACTCCTCATACTCTTCCTTCGTTACAACAGCTTGAGGGAGATAGAGGTAACCTAGGTCCTTAGCAGTCTTAGTGGGATCAGCTCGGAACAAGAAGCTCACACCTACGTACACATCCCAGTTCAACATAAGCCAGTCAATGATTGATGGAACCTCCTCCACTGAATAGCTAATTGTAGCAGATACATTCTGTTGACACCAGCTTGTCATCAACATCTTGTAACGCTCTAATTGAGCAACAGCAGATTCAAGATTAACATCCATCCCATTCCACTTATCAAACGGTACATCCTCCCACTTAACAGGAAAAGTAATCAAGACAGCCTCCTTATCGGAAGGATTCTCAATCACCTTATAGCCAGCAGCACGACAGAGAGGAACTAGCGGGTCATACTTACCGAAGTTTACACTGTTAAAGATATAGCGACCGAGGGGCTTGTGAACCCCTTCAGTTGTATCCATAACTTTAGACAGTGTTCCTGATGGCTTAATTGTAGTGACGTTCTTAGGACGGGGTGTCCCAAGTTCGTCAGCCATTCCATAAGCTCCCGCTGTTGCTGTTCGCTGAAGATCGGCATAGTCATATGATCCCAAATCTGGTCGTCTAACGATACCAGTAAGACCAACCCCGCATAATCGTAGGAAGTCGTTATTGAGATGCCACGCTTCTTGAAGAACTCCATCAAGCAGGTTGACACAGGTTTGGCGATAGTTGGCTCGACTAGCCAGATGTACTGCTCTTCGTAACCCTGCACTGTCTCCTTTGAACTTAGCAACATCCACCTCCGTTAGGTTACAGAATGATTTATTACCTAATAAAATCTCAGCACAAGGATTTACTCCTTTGAACCAAGGTGCTCGTTTTGCAGCAGCTTCTCCATTAATAAAACCCGGCTCACTTCCCCCTGATTCAACCATGAGGTCAAAGATATGGGAAAGCGCTTCCCGTGTAGGCTTTTGTTTAAATAGTAAAGAATTGTTAGACTGTGCTCGTTGTACATTCTCTTCCCACCAGTTGCGTTTAGCTACAGCAAACTCTTCCCATTCCGCCTCGCCCACCTCAAACAGAGCAATCTCAGCAGATCGTCGGCTTGAGAGGACAGTGCCGAGCCAATTAACCAGATCAAGAATATCCATACGAGTGAGGAGGGAGTCTGCTCGTTTGTTTAGGAGCTTAGCAATTGCAAGATAGGCTGTACAAATGCTGTCGTCTCCTGAAGAAATCCAGCCATACCCTTTTAATCGTTCACCAGGAGGACGTATCTGGGAGAAGTCGAGGATGAGCTTCTTAGCAGGGTAGGGATGAGAAACAAGCTTTCCAACAGACTTACTCCAAGCTTCAGCACTATCCCCAACAGTGATTGTCCAAACCCCTGTTTCTTCATCAAAAGATTCTGAATTCTCAGTGTCTCCCCCTTTAGCTGTTCGGTAAGAGCGAATCACCTCAATATCAAGGATGGGCTTCTTAAAGCCGGTAAGTTGACCGATAATAGGCTTAAACCCTACACCACAACCTTGCATCAGTAGCCACAGGACATCTACAACGTCATACACTGTCTCTACATGAGTGAATGAGCAATTAAACTGAGAAGCTTCTCGTTTCTTTGCCACTTCTGTACCACCAAGCCACAGGGTGCGTCCTGAAACTAACACCTTACGCTCTAACATTAACTGTCGGAGTTCATAAAGCTCTTCAGAATGAGAAACACCATCTTTAGTTGCCCTATCCCAGAGCCAACCTTGATGACCAATAACACGATCAACAGTTTGTGTAAACGTCTCAAACACCGTGCCTTTCTCATCTAGTGGTCGATTGTAGGTACGACGGGCGATTAACTTACTACGTAACGATTGTTCTTGCATCAATTATCCTTTGCTAACACTTTATGTTGTTTGATTGCTGTCTTACTACGGCTCCATGTCTTACATCCTTGACACTGGTAGCGTTGATACTTACAAGCCCCTGTATAAGCAAACCCTCGCTTCTGTAGGTGTATCCCTCCACAGGTGGGACAAACCTCACCAAGGCCCTTGTACACCCCTACATTTGGATGATTTGGTATCCAAGGAAGGAGTTTGTAATAAAGCTCTTCAGTTAGGGCTACGTCTTGGATGTTATATTTCTTCATCATCTCCCAAGCAGCCTTATCCCCATTCATACATCCTATCCACATCTCATGTCCTGCATGTGCTTGCTTACCACCTAAACCTAGTTGTTGAGCAACAAAATCAAGCTTATTAGAAGCAAATTTAAACTGACGCCTAACGACAGGGAGCAAATCAACTTGTTTGTATGTTGATGGAGGAGCCATGCCGTATAAGAGAAACTCACGATTAAGAGTAGGTATGTCAAAGCGTTTTCCATTATAATGTACAACAACATCTGCTTCATCTAACATCTTGTGTGCTTTCTCAAGCATACGTTTTGTATACCCATACTGGATAGAATCATAAGTGGTTTCTTCATCCCCTACCCATTTAGCAGAAAAGCAAAGAAGATATCCAGGTTTGATAATCTGTTTAATAGCTACGTTCTGATCCCACAAGCCCCATACATGGGCTAGAGTAGGTGCGGTTTCTAAATCTAATACTAATATTTTCATTTATTATCCAGTAAGGCTTGCAAACTAATAGGGAAGTGTTTCTTAACAATAGGGTAGATTAATTCAGCTACATCTCTTGTCTCTTTCTGTGTATGAGGATCAAGACGTAAGCCAAGCATCTTAGCGAATGCGCCTAAGGTTCCTGACCAAATCCATTCGGTCATTACGTTCTGAGGTAAGATCATACGGGCTTGTTCAGGGCAAACACCTGCTAACAGCATTGCCTTATATCTCCTAAGTGCATCACCGGTGCTTTCATACACTTCTTCAGCTACCGATACATCCTCCATATATGGCTCATTCTGGTATAAGATGGTGACGGCCTCTTCACTACTACCTTGTTTCTTATCACTACTCTTACCACGCCATACATCAGGGATGTAAAACTCAGGCTCATTATCAACATACCGCCTGCTCACCTCATTCCAAGGCATATACTCGTGTTTAACAAGCTGTCTAGCTACAAATATCGGAGCCTTAACACGTACAGAAATAAAGCAATGATTGAAAGGCGAGAGGTGTTTATGCTTGGCTAGGTAGTGGATTAGCTTCTCATCAGAAGCACCAACCTCCTCCACTTCCTTATCAAAACTCACCCTAGCAGCATTAACTGTAGATAGGTCAGAGCCACAATGGGTAATATATGTCACTTCAATAGGAACTACCTTCATACAATAAATGTCCCTACATAAACACTAGAAGCAATAAGCATTAGCTGGTAGAAAGCGTATAGCTTTATACGCTCATCGGTAAGCTCTCGTAAAGAGAGAATACTGAAGATTACAACACACATACCAAATACAAACATCATTAGATTAACCATTATCTTTTCTCCACAAGTCATCCATATCAGGACGGGTTTTCATCATATTAGACAGAAACATAGCACAACACTGAACATGGTCAATATGGGGCAAACCACTCTCAGGGTCTGTGCTTTCTCCCCGCAATATAGCAAATGTATGGCGTAGAAGTGCAGCAATAAGACGAGAATAGCTAAGACCATTACGCCAATTATGTGCATCATATTTCTTAGCTCCAAATGTTAATACAGCAGCAAGTCCCTCTAAAGCAATGGGATCAATGAGATCAAGTCTCACTTTCTCCTTATCAAATTTCATAGCTTCCATAAGACCCTCAAACACTTGCTGTGGTGAAGCCACGTTTAACCGATTCATCTGTAAATCGTTTCTCTACATCCTTACGATCAACAGGGGGGATATGAGAGAAGTAGCTTAAGATAAGATTGGCTCCCTTAATACTAACTTTCTTAGAAACCTTATCAATATTACTTTCTAACAGATTGGACAATATAACTGCTCGATTACGATTACGTAAAGCAACATCATCAATGTCATTAAATAATGAAAATCCTTTATACTCATTTTGCATTCGCTTTTCTTTCTTTAGCTTGATCTTTTTCAAGACCTGTTTTTATCTTATGACAAGGCTTGCACAACACCTTGAAGTTTTCTTTAGAGCAAAACAACCGTGCTACAACATCATCCCAAGATGTAAACCCTGTTAAAGGATCAATTACAGGAATGGTGTGATCTACTTGTATCATTTTATCTGGAAATATCTCTCCACATATAGCACATTTACGATGCTTAGCCATACGTCCAGTGAAACGATTAAGATGTACACCTGCTGATGCTTCATCTAATGCGTCTAGCTTAGGTGGGTAGAAACGAGAGGAGCTACGTAAAGCCCCTTTCACTACACTGTTAAGCTTTCCTTGTGTCCATTGTTTTCTCATATTGATTGACCCCAAAGGTAAGGAGAGCCATCTTCTCTAAGCTTTCTTGTCATCCATAATAATCTCCCTTGTTCTAACAACTCTTTATACGCATACATGCCATAGGAAGCCTTGTATGCCCTATACACAGCGTTCAATCCCTCTTTGTATGTGGTAGTGCCATCCAGTATTTTAAATGCTGCTACAGGACCGCATCCAGCCAAACCTGGGATTGAATCGACAGTATCCCCAGTGAGACATTGTGAGAGGAAGAACCGTAAACCATCACCTTTGATTTTCTTTCGATCAGTGCTAAGCGCAATTGAACCAAGTTCAGTAACAAGTGCTGGTCCGAACTGCGGTTGATTTCCCAACTCCCAACCATAATGCCATCCAGCCACACTTCGTAAGTCCTTGTCTCTGGTACAGATAATCGTTTGAACCTCTGGCCCAGAATAGAAAGGATTCCCATTTAATATCTCCTCAACTCTTGTTTGCTCAATTGCCATCAGGTCATCAGCTTCTAACCCCTCTTGCAATCGCCAATCGTATTTACCTTTAATATAAGCAATGATGTTCTTATAATGAACAGGTTTGTTTCCTGCCCTCTCTTTGTAAGGGGTGCGCTTAGCTATATGATAGCGGAAGTTTGCCTTACCAGTGAGGAACAGGATAGGAGGCTTGGTAGCCCCCACCATGGCACAGATGTTAGCTATTCGATTATCTAGCATATCAGCTGCATAATCAAAAGGGGGCACACCCTCATGCCCCTCATACTTCCACCCAGCTTCAGCACCAAACCCTATCTCGTACACTAAAACATCAGCATCGAGAAGGGGTTGCATTAATCGCCCTTATACTCAGAATAAATAGAAAGAGCCATCCAACAAAGTCCCATCAGCATAGTGGGGATTGTGTGACTGTTTGATGCTGCAAGCAACATAGCAATGAGGAGGTAAAGTTGTGAGTTTTTCATAAGATACTGTCCTTAATAAGGGTTATCGTCTGACGAATCTTCCTCAGGAGCTTCTTCCTTAGGTGCTTTAGCTTTAGGGGCTGGAGCTGCCTTACCACCAATTGCTGCCTCAAGCACACTACCCTTGAAATTCAGATTAGCTTTAATCTTATCCTTAATCCAATCAGGAAGAGAATTAAAGATTTCCATATCAGGAGCATCTGAATCAAACACCTTAACAGGGTTCTTCAAATCTTCCATAGCTGCTGCTTTCTTAGCACTAATAGCTGCTACGTTAGCTACGTTAGTGTATGTCTTCTCTCCCACTACGTTATTAACGATTGTTACGTTACAAGCCATACCTGCTGCTTGAGCGAAATCTCCATCAAACTTCTCATTAGGATCGAAAGCATAATAGCGTTGTGTGCTCTTAGCCTTATCTGCAAACAAGCCGTAGAATGGAAGAGTTTCTGAAACCCAACGAGGTTTATCTTTAAGCTCCTTACCATCCTTATCCACCATGAAGCAATCAGACAGCTCATACGTAAGCATAATCTCTTGTACAGGAGGCTTATCCTTCCCTTTGAAAGGGCGTTGTGGCTGTAAGCCTAAGTCAATCATTTGCACCAGATAGGAAGCATAGACATCTGGTTCAATCAAAGGTTGTTCTACACGGTCAGAAGAATTACCACCACCAGATTTTTTAGCTTGAAATGCCATTGTCTTATTCCTTAGTAATGAAGTATTTAAAAGATTTAATAATATCTAAATTGATGTGATTATAGCTTCCATCGGCATATCCGAGGATTAGAACACCAGAGTTGGCACCGTAGATGTCGAAGTCTTCCATCATCTCGTCTGTGCCATCCTTGTATTCAATATATAGGTGCCGCTTCTCTACTACTTCGTTAATAATTTCTACATCATCAATTGTTCTGTCTAACATTGTTATTCCTTAATTTCGTTAATTTTATTTCGTTCTTGTTGAATCTTAAATCTAAATTCCGTTATCTGTCGATCAACCTCATCACGTTGTTCCATGAGGAGTTCTAAATGATAACGCAATACGTCAATATACTCTTCCATATCCTTAGTGAATTGCATTTATATTCCTTTTTTTTAATGAATTGCGTACCAGTTTTTACCTACTTTTGCTTGCCCGATGTGAGGGCAGCTAATTTTAAAAAATCTTCCTGCTGCTGCAATAGCTTCTTCTGCAAGTTTAGCAACGGTGTCTTTGATTTCGATTTTACACTCCACGGTATACTCATCGTGATACCAGCATACCACGCCATAATCCACGCCATATACATATCGCTTCTCCATTTCTTTATTGAATAAGATGTAAGCAACTGACATCATAATTGCTTCATCCGATTGTAGCAAGTAAACTAACACTTGATGCTCACTAGGAACGAGAACAGGTCGGCCATCTAATGCTGTAATATACCCGTTGTAATACTCCATCCTATTGAATTTAGCATTATACCGTTGCTTAGCTGTTGCCCTCCATCCTTTAACAAGGGAGGTAACAAGGTCTTCTAATCCATCTAAGCCCTTGTATAACATCTCTCTTATACTCTTACCACTCTTACCTGTGGCTGCTGTTCTCCCTAGCTTATCGTCACCACCCCCAAACAGCAAGCAGTACATTACATTCTTTGCCCTGCGTCTGCTGTCTAGCTCTGCAATACGCATTGTCATTGAGTGATTATCTGTACCTATATCCTTATCACCATTTACAATAGCATCAATATAGGCTGCTGATCCCATCCTTCCTGCCAACATCCTAATCTGGCAAGAGTCTGAGTCAGTCCCTACAAGGACAAACCCGTCTTTAGAAGTGAATATCTTACGCATTTGCTTGCCATAGAAGCTGTCGGCTCCTGGGATATTAACTATGTTCCTGTGTGTCGCCCTTCCTGTTGCCGCAAGTGTGTTAATTGCACTTGCAATCCTGCCATCCTCACGTATAAGCCCCGTAAGACCTTCAATGCTGCTTCTTCTGTGTCTACACTGTACTCGTCTAGCAACAAGTCTTCCAACTTTCCCCTCAATGCCATCGAAAGGATCGTCCTTCGAGAGCTTAGGGCTTGTTCTTTCTCCGTCATCATTTGTATTCCATTCTAATGGCTCCCAACCTTCAGCTAGGAGATAGTCTTTAGTTTCTTGTCCGCTGTCTAAGTCAATTTGCCTTAAGCTAACACGGCTAAAAGGCCCAGAAACGGGAGAAGCATCAATGTCAATACCACAGCTAATGCACCAATTAACAACGCTTTCGGAAGGCTTCCCAGACTTGAGGAAGGGCTTTCTGACGTAATTATATATTCCTTCTTTCTTTGTTTCATTTATCTCCAATTTCATGGGAAGATTGGGTGTGAGAACTCTATCAATTCTCCTAATCCAATTTGTTAATTGAGATATGCAGAATTGCATATGCTCTTGATCTACAAGCCATCCGTATTCTTCCTGCTTCTGAAGATATTCAAATAGCTTAAAAGACATTAGGAAGGCATTCTTCCAGTTCTTGCCCTTAGCTTCTAGCAATAAAGCATCATAAACTAGGTCAAGGATTTCTACGTCTTCAGTGCAACGATGAAGCATCTCATCAGAATAATTAGCCCAGTCATCATAATCAGGCTTACCTCTCCCAACTCGATAACCCCAAGCTTTAATACCGTGAGGCCCTGCTTTCTTATCAGGACAATTGAATGGAACAAGTCGTTTGGGATTAAGAAGTCGAGACATAATAAGCGTATCAACTTTCTTACCCTTATACTCAAATCCATAGAGTTTCTTTAACAAAGGCCAATCATAACCAATGCCATTGTGCATTATAAGGACATCCACTGTACCCAAGAACTCCAACATTGCATCTATCTGATGTGGTTTAAACTTGAATATCTCTTGTGTTTGTCTATCTTTAAATACACCGCACCAGCATTTTGTAGCCTCAGGAAGAAGTCCGTCTGCTTCTAAATCCCCAACAACTATTCTCATATCTTATCTCTATTAACCCTTCGTGATAGCAACGCACAAATCTTACTCTGCTTATCGTTCTCTTCTTTTAATAGCGAGTTAGCAGAACGTAAGACATCACTGCTGTGTTTCCAATGCTCCACTTCATTTGTAAGCCTTGCAACACGCACTAACAACATCTCTTTGCTAAATTCTTCTAACGGAATAGATTCCATATAATGCCTCCTAATTATAAAGGGATTTTAATTCATCTTTAAAGCGTTTGATAACGGATTTACAGGAGCCATGTGTATGGCTAGTGATTTGACTAATCTCTTTAGCAGAGTATTGATCCCTCAGCCATAAGGTTAGCACCTCTATTTGAACAAGAGACTTAGTGTTGATTAGCTCATAGATTTCAGCAGATAGACGAGAAGGGTAGTGCTCACAAGGAGTGCCTTCGCTCTCTTCCTCAATAAACTCTGATGTAGAAAACCCTTTCTCATTAGATTTGAAATCTTTCAGAGCATTAACAAGGATTGTATTAAACCATCGGTCAATGTTATCCCCATCAAAGCTCTTGTAATACTTCAGAGCACGTTCATAAGCATCATGCACTACATCTTCAGCATCCCATTCTGTTCCTGCTCTGAATGTCATACGCTTGATGTAGCGTCTATAATTATCTTTGTAATGTTGTTCTAGCATATTATCTTCTCGATTAACAAGACTGGTCACAAGGAGCATCCCCACAGGCAGGGCAGGGGTCACGTCCATAGTTGCACCCTTCTCTTGCAAACCCATCTACTGTCTCCGCACCACAATCAGGACAAACACCGTTCACTTCCTCGTCTTCAGAACTCCAACCATCTGCACACATATCTATCTCCTAAATCTCGTTACGCCAACCTTTGTGGCTTTTTATCGTACCCTTAGCCACTTGATAAAGATGGGCATGGTTAAGGCCATTTTCTCTTGCAAATTTTCTTACATTCTTTATAAGAACTACCTCATTAGTGGGGGACAGGAAACGATAGACTCTTTTAGACAAGGAATACTCTTGATTGTATTGATGGGTACACCATTCGAGATTATCCACACTGTTGTTCAGAGTTTTCTCATCCTTATGATTAACTAACGGTAAGTTTCCAGGGTTGTCCAAGAAGGCAGTAGCAACAAGGCGATGCACACTTGACATGGTTCCTTTTTTATCTTTATAGATATTAACTCCATAATAGATGTTGTGAGGATGATGACCTATCTTTAACAATACAAGGTCTTTTGGAACCTGTCTTGCCCTTCCTTTGTTATCTCTTAAAGACCTTACATTCCCATCAGAAGACACTTCATATAAACCCTCGTAAGATACAACACTTTTCCAATTTTCCATTTCATTCCTTTTTTAGTTGTGGTACATACTATACCCAATAAAAAGGATAAAAGAAGCAACTGGGTCTATGTTTATTTAATTTCATTGAATAAACCGGTTTTATTGTCATAATACACAACAGTTTTTCCTGAACTACCTGTTGTACGATCTTCTAATAACAACAGTTCACGTATGTTTCGTTGCTCTTCAGGGAGATTGGGGTCTTTATTCCCACAAATACCAATCATTGCATGACAGCTTCTCATCATTGCTCGTGATCCAGCGAACTGTTGAGACTGAACAGCCCCTCCTCGTTCATGCGGTGGTCCTTGATCTGGTGCTTTCAGGTGGCAGTATATATGGCAAACAACTTGCAAGTCCATAGCCAGTTGAGCTAACTCTTGTGACATCTTCTGCAACAAAGTGTTCGCATCAGCAGGGTTATACGCATTACTTAACGTAGTGATTGGATCAATAAAGATTGCCTTACATCCCTCGTTAGCAGCTTGTCGTATATCTGCCTTTAGAACATCCCAGCTAAGCTCTTGATAGAGGTTGAGCATAAACAAGCTGTCTTCTACTAAAGGAACACCCTTATCGAAAGCATCAAAATCAAAAGGAATATTAGGATCATGGAAGATTTTACCAACCATCTTACCAACCACCCCTTGAAGCGTACGGGCATTACTCTCCTCGGTCTTAACTACAAACACCTTCCACTTATGCTCTTTTATATTCCAAGCAGCCAAGTCATCAAGGAAGGCACTCTTACCCATCTTAACACCTGCCCCCCAATAAACACACTCACCAAGTCGTTGACCTCTTGTAAGTTTTGTAAGCCCTTCATATGGATAAGAAAACCCCCATTCTGCCTCTTTTCTTGCTGCATCAACTACAGAGGAGCCTGACACCAACCTAGTGTTCTTAGGCTTCTGTGCATTAAATGTACAAGCATTGTAAGCAGCTTTATTACGTCCTTGCATTAGGCATTCATTAGCATCTTTAGCGGGAAGCTTAGCAACAACTGCATCTGGGATTACCAACATGGTGTCGTCTATAGCTTTCTGCCCTGCTACATCATTATCAAATACTAATACAACTTCTTTAAAATGCTCACGAATACTCTTGAGACAACGAGAAATATCCCTACTAGCACTTCCTGCACCATGAGGTAGGCTAACAATAGAAGGATTAAAGGCAGCATAAGCAGTGCCTTTGTTATGATCTTTGAATATCTGATATAACGAGGCTGCGTCAAGTTCACCTTCAGTGATGTATAGACGCTTAGCACCAACTGCAATAGCTTGTTGCCAACCAAATAAATCAACATCTTTCTGATCGCCTATGCTCCACATCTGTTTAGATTCGATTACACGGGCCTTGTAGCCCACAATATCACCACCCTGTGTGTATGGGTAGTAATGCACCTCCGGTGTCTCTCCGTCCGTCTCAGACACCCCTATCTTGATATTGAAATACTCAAGAGTTTCTTTTGTAAGCTTACGATCAGGGAGGGCTAAGGTTTGATACTCCGTAATAGCATCAACTTCCTTAGCCATCTCCTCTTTACTCTTACGTAAACGAACAGGTTTGTAATCAGCAGGTTTATCTTTATACGGATCGGGTATGTATTTATTTGTAGCAAAATCATATCCATCATATGTCCCGTCCTCTTTAAGGAATATCTGAACACTTCCTATCTTCTCAACACATATACCGGACATAATATCCTTTCTTTATGTTCATTTCGCTTCCTCCACTTCATGTACCAACTCGGCAAGTTCATTTTTCTTTACGAACGCATCAAAATGGATTGCTGGCATGTATCTGATAAGCATGGAAATGTATAGCGTCTTCTCATGCTTGCGTAAGTATTGCCCCATAATTGTTAGTTGAAATACTGCTTCTTCCACAATCACTTCGCCACGCTGTTCTTGTGTTAGTTTCATTCTGCACTCCCTTTCAAAGCTCGTATGTTCTCAGCGCACATTACAAGTATGTCACCCTCTTCGGTGTATTCAGAATGTGCTTCAATCTCTTGTGCAGCCTCCTCAATAGCATCGTTACGAACAAGGACTGACTCACGCACCAACTGATCGCACTCCTGTTGCAACTTGTCGCGCTCTAGCTGCTCAATGCGGTCTGAATGCTGCGCTAGTGCTGCTGACTCACGAAGTCTGATAGCTTTTAGTTCTACCGATTCCATAGTCACAGCATAGTTACATACATGACATAATGGGATTGAAGATGACGCAGGACTTGCTCCTCCCGCCCCACAGACAGGACATTCGTACCGTATCCTTTTATCGTTGCTCATGCTTTCTCCTCCACAGTGATTTTGCTGCCTTCAATTTTGCAAAGAATAGAGCTGCGATATGCAAGGGTCACATCCTCGCCTCTCAGATAGAACATATCTGTCGACCTGATTCTTCCTGATTCTGTCTTATAAGCCCACTGCCACATATCAACAGTTTTTGGCTTTGGCTTCTTGCGGTATATGGAAGATCGAAACCACTCGCATCCACCGCAGCAGTCGCGCCAAGTGTTTGATGACCCAAGATACTGCCACTCAATACTTGGGTCAGCTTTCGCCTCGTCCATCAGTGCTTGATGTGGGTGTGGGTCAGGCTTGATGCGGTATTGACTTGGTGGTAGGCTGAAACTCAGATCAGTCTCATATATCCATACACCACTACAGTTCTTTTCAATAAGTTTACCCTCTGCCATCGCTTGTACCAGTGACAGGTATAAATGTGCGTTGTCTTTATTCATTCAATACCCCTAAATTGATAAGGCAGGTCAATAGATAGCGAATAACTTAATGCAATATCCTGAGACATTTTAGGGTAGACAAAGCTCTTAGCTAAATCCCCTAACACAATCGTCATAAGCTCTTTATGCGTATGCTTCTCATATAACGCCTCTACATCAATAGGTGTCTTATCACGAGAGAATTCACGTATAGCAACAAGAGCTTTAATCCAGATAGAAAGAACATCTGTGTCTAATGTCCCTCGCATACCTCTAAACTCTAGGCTTCCAAACTTACAGGTAGCATAGATATTAAGAGCTGCATACCTCACTGCATCTTGTACAATATTCCTAAAACCATCTCTGATTCTGAACAAATTATAGAAATTACCAATAACCCCCTCAGCATCCCTAGCACGTAAGCAAAAGCGGTTTCCTTTACGCTCTTTACCACAGAAAGACATAAGAGGTTCTTCAAGAAGCAGGTATGTATAAAGGAAGCTCAAATATTCATTATACGTTAAATCTGTTACATTAACATGCACATGAACAGATGTTCTGAAAGAGAAATCAAGCAAACTACCTGCATCAGAAAGTTCTTGCTTTAATCCTATGATAGCGGCAATGGCTTCATTTTGCTCTAACGGTTTGGCTAAGATATATTCCTTATTCTCTCCACGTAAAGAACCATCAACTGTTGTACTCCATAATGGATTAGCTGAAGTGATTAGGTTTGTCCCTTCCACCTCAATCTCTACACCTACATCGCCCTCAACTGGAGCTATTCTCAATATCTCATGCAGCTTTTTCATCTGTATTCCTAAATAGTTTAGCTAAATGCCTATGCCCTTCATTAAACTGTATATCTGCTACAGTTCCCCTAACAAGCATACGGCTCTTACCTACATTCACATTCTTGTAATACACAGCACCAGATTCGTGTATGGCAAATTGTTTATCAAATGCACATATGCCACCAAAGGTTTTAACCTGAGTGCAAGCTTGCTTGAATGTAGGATAGGTGTCTAAGATTGCCTTACCTACCTCAGGGGATGTTAAAGCCCTAACCCCTGCCATAAGAGCTTGAACATCCACCTTGAAATCTATATTAGGGAGGGAAACAGTTGTATTCCCTCTATTCAATCCCATAAAGAACTTACGAAAGGGATTACGTGTAAGGTATGCACAATACAGCCCTATGTTGACATACCCAAGCCTACGTAATGGAGAGGAGAACGCTTTTAATGTAAACACCGCCTCTCCTGTTTTCTGTGTAAGAAGGTCAGTGTATAACACCAACCCCTTAGGTGTAACTGTTTGTATATATACAGGCTTATTCTTATACATTACAACACAGTTTACAAAATCTCTTACTAAATCTTTGTATGGAATTTCCATATTATCCTCGGCATATCTCTAGTTTTTCCGATTTAATTATGGACATAGCAGCTTTTACATCACTATTATTAATGATGTCTTGTATGTCCCCGTATTTCTCAGAGAGGATGTTGCCTTCCATAACAGAGGTAACAGCTTTCTGTGTGGCACGATATACCCATGCCATTAATTCTTTGCTATTCAACCAAGCGTTAGAGAGAGTGCGATACTCCACACCATAGCTCTTAGGGCGATATGCACCTGCCTTGCCATACATTGTACGACGACGTGTATTGTCATCATAGATTAAACTAGGCAATCCAAGATAGAAATCACATTGACGAGCGATAAGCTCACAGTCATTGAGATGACTAGCATCTAGGATGTCCTTACCATCTGCCCATCCGATATGTACATGCCCACTAGCGGTACGCATAGGGAGATTACCATCAGGACGGGGGTTTGCTAAGCTATTCCATGCGTTAAAATCAGGGTCGCATCCAAGCTCTAAGGCTTCCTTAGGTTGAGATGAAAGATATTCCAAGGAGAAATCTGCTACAGGGGTAGCCACCACTTCATACGTAGGAACCATCGCCTTAATCGTAGCAAACACTTGCTGTACATTAAGAACAAACTCTTCTTCTGAATGAGCAGGGTCAATATTAAACTCCAGTGCCATACCGTCCACCTGAACAGCTCCATAAGGAACCTTCTGAGGATTCTTCTTATCCCCTTTAATCAGGTTATGAGCTGAAAGGAACACACCATTTTGTTTAACAAAGATTTCTGGATCGCAACCAACTAAGATTTTAGACATTTTAAAGCTCCATTTATTTAAGATTTATTACATTAATATTTCTGGTATTTCAACTTCATAACCCAACTTACTAGCTACATAGCAGCGCATTGCTGCGATTAATGCAGTTTCCCCGTTACTAAAGCAGTCTGAACCATCTTCTTCAAAGAGTTTATCTCGAAAGTAGGCAGACCACAGGCCCTGCACTATGTTATTGGGGTCAGTTGGGTCAACTTGGACACTAATACCCTCACGCTCAATGATCGGGCCACCTTGCGCCCAACTGGTAGATGGGTGCCACGGCATCCACAAGTCCCAATGGTCTGGTAGCTCTTCACCATCTTCAGTGCGGCCTCGCACCTCCAGTCCACCTCCATGGTTAAAACTTATCTTACGGTTGTCACACTTCGCCACTGCCCAATCAAGCGCAGCGCCTTTCAGTTCTGATGTTTTCATTTTAGATTCACATACTGCGTTATAAGACGATCTGTTGCACAAGATGAACAAAGGCACTCACCTCCTGTTGTAAAACGATTTGCTCTGTTAGGGTCAAGCTCATCATTACAATATGCACATATTGAATAGAGCTTTCTCCAATCACTTTCTGAGCGAGGGTAGCCATTAGCATCCTCATACGTAACATTACCAACACGTTTAACTGTCCAAGGATTAACCTTGTAATAGCTTCCCTTGTTAGATACGGATACGTGGCTTCCTATGTCACATACCACTTCATCACCAATAGCTTTTTCTAAAGCTTTATCCTCAGCTCGTAAGTAGCAACGAATACTAACAAACGGATTTGCTGGATCAAAAAGAACAATGAAGGTAGCACCGTTAATGTCCTTTTCTGATGACAAGATTTCTAAGCGCAAATTCTTGGATTTTACGTAGTTGTAATCTACAGCTACTACCAATGTCTTTTTTACCTCACCTACGACAGGAGGATTAGTGGTAACTTGTGTCGTAGGGGGTGTAAAATGATTAACATGCACCGGTGCAATATACACAGGAGCAGCACATCGCTTGGTTACAGGCTTAGACATAATGCCTTTGTCTGCTATATGCACTGAATGATGCACATCTACATCGGTAAGGAATATCGGTGTATGTTTAATACCATTACGCCCCAATGCACCCTCTAACATCCAAGGTTCTGATGCCCAGAACAACACTTGAGCATCCTCAGAACGACACATATATAATGGACGTTCTTTGTTACGTAGGAAGTTTAATGTCTGTTCAAGCTTATCCCACCACACTAAGCTCCAAGCATTAGCAGGAAAGCCTAATTTGCTAATAGCATCTTGAACACCCTTCTCCTCTATATGGTGATAGAGATTTTCACTATCCACTTTATAATCAGAGGCATTCATCAGGGCATGCTTTGATGATAGCGTGCCATTGTGTACACCCACCAATGTATCAAACTCAAAAGGATGAGCACTGGCACGTGTTACACCACCCATGGTGGCATAGCGATTATGCCCGATAAGCACCTTATTACTCTGATCTAAGGCTTTATTATATTTGTTGCTATACAACAGAGCAAAAGGATCACCAAGCTCTTTAACCACCTTTACATTGCTTGTATGAGCATTTACAAATGCAACACCTGTACTATCTTCTCCACGTAGAGAATCTAATACAAGAAGTTGACTCATTACTTTACGGTGAATTGGTAGAAGGTTACCAGCCATACCTGTAATTCCGCAAATGATAAAATCTCCATTTTTCCTAATGACAAAAGTCATTAATTAATTAATTACGTAATTTCTTTACAATTGCCTTAGCCACATCATCTGTGAGCACAGGGCCGCTATTAGCCTCTAAGATAAGCACCTTACCACGCTTATTAGCAAGCACATCAAACCCTACAAAGTCGATATTGAGAGCCTTAGCTGCCTTTAAAGCCATTGAATCAATATCCTCAAAGCCTCGCTTGAGCATCTTAGTAAACTCCCAATCGCCATTGTCATCTATATCTTTACGATAACGCCCGATAACAGCCCCTTGGAATACAACCACACGGTATTCGCATTTGTGATGGAAATACTTAGTGTATAAAGGGCATTCAGGAAGCTCTTCTCCCTGATATACATACGTCATACCCTTGTTAGCTTTCCCTGCAAGCTTCTCACGGCATACAACAACATCCCATTCAACCGTATCAGCAGGGTTTGTTGTCCATTCTACAGTGGGAATATTGGCAGCATTCAGAGCTTTGAATGTCTCCACCTTATCTATACATGCTAGAATCGAATTGGAGAGGTTTAAACGCCTCTTGTGGGCTGTTCCAGCACTACACCCATAGGAGAGTAGCAGGTCATACTCTGTGAAGTCTCTACGCCCCGTTAAAGAGATGTTATTAGCATCTGCTCCTAATGCCTTAGCAAGAGCCTTAGCACTCTTGTTGCAGTGCTTTGAATACATTACACAGATTTTCATCAGCTCATCCCCAGTTTTCGTGATAGCAACTCTTTAAAATACTTAGTCATACCTGCATACTCACCACCCATCATTTCAGGGTGAGGCTGAAAGCATAAGCTCTTGGTGTGCTCATAGAACACCACCTCAATATCCTCAGTTGAGACATCCTTCTTAGCCACTTGCCCATCCATCCACTCCCTAGTACCACCAAGGGTGCTAGAAGCCACTAGGAAGCCCTTAGGAGAGGGCATCATCATCTGGTGGTGGGTACTACTCACCCACACTGTCTCGCCTGTCTCAAGGTCTGTAATCGAATGAGAACGTGTATGCTCAGATACATGCTGATACATACGTCCACCAGACATAACATTAAGGAACTGTGCTCCACGGCAGATACCCACCATTGGGATGCCCTTATCTAGGGCACTCTTGAACACCATAGCTTCAATCTGATCTCGCTTCCATGAGCTATATGTATGCTTGTGAGGAGAATCACCATACAATGAAGGGGTTACATCTTCACCACCAGTGAAGCAAACCAAATCTGCATTAGCAAACGTATCTGTAACAGCAAAACCTATCTCCAAGAACAGGCGCTTGTATGCCCCATCACGATTTACAATATATACATTTTTCATTTTGCTTCCTTTATCATTGATTCAAATTTATCAGCAGCAGCATATAGCTGTTCATTGGTAAGAAATGGAGCACTGTCTCCAAATCTTAATTTCTCCCTCATTCCACTAAACCCTTTTACAAACTCATAAAAAGAGATTGTGGTTTTTGCTGTAGGGGACTCTATGTAATTAAACACGCTATAATAATGGCTGTCTTGCGTAAAGGGCTTATTCTTTTTATCTAAGACATATCCCTTTTTAAAGAAAAGGGCAAGATTAGCTACACACATCCCACGGTGTAACGCTTGATGCCCACCACCAAAGGCATTAAATATTATCTTATCCTTATCTCTACGGATGCACATCATCCCAAACATGATAGCGGTGTGTCCGCTATAGCCCTTATCCAACATCTCCTTGAACATATCAAGAAGGGCGGATTGCCACTCCCTACCCATACGTAAGGCAATACATGCAGCAGCAATACGATGCTTAGAACGTGTTACATTCATCAACACCTCACGCTTAACTCCTACATCGTATTTCTTAGTGATGAAGCAGCCCCTCCAAGGGCTTTTGTTCAAGATGTAATCAACATACAGCTTAAACGCTGCTTTATGCTCTGGAATCACCTTGCGTTCATCAAATGACAATCCATAAACAAGCTCCTTAACTGGAGATTCTTTCTTATATCCCAATGACGCATGACAAGCAGCACCTAAATCTAGTTTACGTGTTCCATCATTGAATGTAAAAGCATAGGAGCAGCATCCTCCTGTCTTACCCTTGCTTCTAGCATGTAGCTCCGATCTAAGGGTTTTATACACCTTAATACGTGGGGGTTTAGGAGCTTTCTTGACTTCCCCTTTACCTTTTACAAGGGAGAGGCTTGAGGGTCTATAGTAATAGGTATTGGAAAGGGTGATACTTCCATTTATCGAGATATGTTTAACCTCATACGTATTCCCATCATTAATGTATTTATCCATATATACAGCATAATGGTGGTCATCTTTACCTATAACGTGTACAAAATCACCAACTTTAATTTGGTTATCAGCCATAACTAGCTCCTTAAATATTTATTTATAAAAACATGCTTCTTTTCCCTTAAAAAAGGGGTATTAGAGAGTATTTGCATTACGTATATATATACAGAGCTGAGTGAAACGAATCTCTGTCAATAATAAGTAAATCATATATATATATATATATATATACTCTATAACATACGTTACTAGATTACTTCAGACCTGAGCGAAGCGAATGTCTGTCTAAATGGTTGACATTATAACGATAGTCTCCTAGCGTACTAGGATAGATAACCATCTGCTTTTCATAATCTACAGCATGTAGAAATACAGAATCACGCAAGCGGGCTACACTACTCAAGAATTTCTTGGCAGTGGAATATACAAGGTTATATTTATAACCGTCATTGTGCTGGAATACAGCGTCGATACGTGCCATACGTGGCTCCTGATTCGTGATAGCGCGGGGCAAATAAAAATGCCCCTCGCATGTAGCTTGTTAAGAGAACACACCAGATGATTGTAATGTCTTGAGTGTACGTGTTGATACATTAGCTGTCCATCCACGTCCCTCCTTGATTACACCAACCCCTTTATCAAGGGCATTGATACAAGCCTGCACTGTTACAGATTCAAGACGTGCACTAGGGCACACCTTAGCATTGGCTAAGGCTAAACGAATTGCGGTATTCATATACAGCTCCTTGGTTATTCCATGCGATAGTGCATGCCAATGCCCTCTATAAATAAAGGGCATTAGCCTACATTATTACGCTTGCTTAACATCCATTTCAGCAATGATTGCCATGATACTCTCGGCTGTAATGCCTGCTTTCAATACAGCACGCAATACATCCGCTTGTGCGATATTAGCCTTGCCTGCTTTCTTCAATGTCGCGGTCATATATGTTGTTACCGCATCAAGAGAGAACTCCTTCTTCTCTACTTCAATGTTACGTGAAGCCCAAGACCAAAGGTTATTCAATGGATCATCAAGGAATTTGACAGATGCCTCAGCCTTGCCATCATAGGTTTTCTTATCCTTCTTTCCAAACTGAGCATCCGCTTCAGTGAAGTGAAAGCCAGAGAACTCCTTGAAATAAAGGACGGCAGTTTTCTTGTTCATTGGAGTGAGGGCATCAATGAACCGATTGACATATCCAATGTCACCACTGGCATGCAACGCCTCGAGGATAGAACGAGAGAGTTCAAGCACAATCGTACGTGTTGTCTTTTCAGACGCAACAAGGGATTCCAATTGCTTGGCATAAGTTACATCATAGGCTAATTTGTTAAACATAATAGGCTCCATTAATAAGGGAACAGTGCGACATTGCACTACATAAAGCATTCAATAGAATGCCTTATAGATTGAAATGTCATTTAATGAAAAGAATTTGCAAGGCTTGTTGTAATGTATAGCCTTGCATCTTTAGATAGACAGCAGCAGTATTGCTACCGCTAAATGCTTGTATCTTCTTGGCGATTAATTGTTTAGTCATTTCCAATACTCTATAAAGTCATCGAGTATTTGCAAAGCTACATCGTACGATAGATTGTAATGACTAGCAATTACAACGGTGTCTGTTAGCATTTCTACGCAATACGTGCCATTAGCTTGGACAAACAACTTTGCACCATAAAGATGCGCCCCGTTATAGAACTCTTTGTTGCGAATATTTTTCATTTTAATATCTCCTTGGTTAAAATAATACGCCAAGATAATCTGTCACATTATCTAAGCTTATCATCTTGTCTTACATCACAATCAAGTGAAGCAAGTGATAAGGGCAAGCCATTAAGACATTGATGTTAGGACGTTTAAAATCGTGATAGCTTCTCTCCTATATAACCCCAGCTATTCAAGGATAAAGGGAGGAAAGAAACTTAGACGTAATAAAGCATGTAACATCGTGCGTTATACGGAATGGCGTTGCCAATAGATTGTTAAAGAAAGTAAATTGAATTGTAATTAAATGATTGCATTGTTTTGTGCAACCTAACCCTATACATTTTCTATTCATCCGACAATTAAGCAAGGGATAATATGTATTCTGTTTATGAGGGTAGTTCTTTATCATCTGAACATAGCTCAGTGGATAGATAAAGAAGCACCACGACAATAAACATTGTCAATTATATCTTGCTCAATGATGAACAAAAGCCTTATAGGTAATTCAATTTAAATTTTTAAAGAACATCCAGATAGAATATTATTATAGGTATTTAGTGGCGGGCATTATGTTGCGGAGCTATTGATTAATTTATACAAGGCTTTTGCTTCTTTGTAACTATCGCAAGGGATAGCGAGAAAAGGGAAGTCATTTACATCTTTTAATTCGATTATAAATTCTTTGTTCGAATTCATATCAGTGATATTCACTGTAAATAAACTGTTATGTTCGTTCTTAATTCTAAACAGAACAAGAGGAGTGATCTCAGGTATTACATTTACCAACGGTAAAGACAATACACGTGATGTTTTTATAGTTTCTAAATTAGAAACTAAACCCGTCAATGGGTTAGGTGTTTTATTATGAGGCATTATGTTTTCCTTTGAAGAGAAAAGAAAATACCTATAATAATATTCTATCTGAATTTTTAAAGAGGGATACAAACTGAATAGAACGCTATGCCTATCCATCCCTTACAACATGCCTACATTATTACATACTTCTTTACATCTGTCAAGCTTTATATTCATCTACGTTCTATTTGCTGCCCTTGGGCTAAACAATCTACTTGCCTGATGAATGATTACATCTTAATCCTATATCAAAACAAAGTCAAGGATTATTTACATCTATTTATGTGATCGGTGAATTGATTGCATGAATGAGATATTAAAGCATGATAGCTTACAAGTCAAGGGATATTTAAAGGGATATAGGATAGATTAGGACATGCTATGTCGTAGTGATAATAGATAACATATAGATATATCTAAGTTATATATGTTACGTCCCTTGCGGGACAATGGCCGATAGGCGGAAACATAGAGCCAGCTTGGTTATGCTCAGGCTTATGCCTCAGTATTAAGCTCAGTATATATGTGAACATTGCATGAATGTAAGCTAGGGATTGTATTTCACCCCTTATCTAATACACCACATATCTAGTGTTATACTTAGGTAATACACCTCAGGAATAAATCTCAGGCTTAATCTCAGGGATTATGCTCAGGGGTATAGCAGGGGTTGAGCTAGGTGATACTGTATGCACTGCACCTAAAAAATATCTGCAATAAATTCTTACAATTTAGAGCAACAAGTGAACGAAGTGAATCCTAAAAAATATCTAGCAAAAATTATGACAATAGGCTCCCTCTTATGCTAGTGGTAAGCTAACTGAACGGAGTGAAAGCTCAGGATAAGATGAGCATAATGTATTTACGTCCTTCGGACAATTGTGCCGTAAGGCACGTAATAGATTTATTAACGTATTAGGTATATATATATATATATATATGTCTACGACATAACAATAACAATAAGGAATAACATGGCTAAAGTGCCTTTAACAGATTTAGTTAATACATATGATGTAACAGCGATTAATGCTAACTTCGCTAAGATTGAAGCAGCATTTGAAGATGAGGTGTTATTTCGAGATAACCCAATAGGTGCTAATACAATTGAGAGTGATATTGATTTAAATGGGAAGAAGTTATACAATCTTCCAGCCCCTACCTTAAACAGTCAAGCAGCTAGGTTACAGGATGTACAGAATGCTATCGCTGGTGGTGATGCCAATCTCATTACGTTCACACAAGCTGGCACTGGAGCTGTTGTTAGGACATTGCAAGCTAAGAATAGGGATACTGTAAGTGTTAAGGATTTTGGAGCTGTTGGTGATGGGGTAGCAAATGATACTGTTTCACTCCAAGCTGCCTCTACCGCGGCATTGGCGCTTGGTAAATCCTTACACATCCCATCCGGCACTTATCTCTACTCTTCGTGGACAGGGCTGGTGGGCAGTGGCATAACTATTTTTGGTGATGGATCAAGTAATACCATTCTAAAATACACAGGAATAGGTGACGCACTTGTTTTGGGTACACCTGCCACATTTTCACAAGGTGTAAATATCTCTGGTTTCACGGTAGAGGGGAATTCAAACGTAAATAGAATTATTGTTGCTACGGCTCTTGCACGCTGCCAATGGACGGACATTAACGTCAGGGAGGCTAAGTCGGCATCAGGCATTGGGTTTGTTTTTCAGGGTTGCATGCTTAATCGGTTTGATTCGCTAGTTTGTTCGACCGACCGCCAAGCAATGATAAATCCTCCCTATGAAGCGTTTAATATTGAGTCCCTTTCACCGCATGGGAACTCAGCAAATAACACATTCACTAACCTATACGCCGAAGGTTCTGGTCGGGTTGCGTCAACTATTGAGGTTGGGTTACGCATTTCTGGAGGAACCCAGAATGTATTTATTGGCGGTTCCCCTGAAAGCTGCGGAACCTGGGGGGTGTTGATTGCAGCTAGTTCTGGCAATAACACATTTATAGGTGTTGGCATGGAGAATCTGGACGCTACGGGTGGGGATTGCGCAGACGCGGGTGTATCAACCAGATATATAAACTGCTACTCGTCACACAAATTTATTCTGCAAGGCCGATCATGTGCTGTCGAGGGCGGGTACTATGAACGCATACAGATTGACTCACTCTCATATCGAAACTCTGTATCTGACGTTGTTGTAAATCAATGGGCTACGGGTGCTGGCGGGTTATTTGACAGTGGCATCGGAACTCAAACTAAGAATATCTATGACGCTGATTTGTCGGCATTTATTAGTGAGGTATATCCTAGGTTTCTCGCTTATGCACCATCGGTCGCCGCAAACCAGACGGGTGCAGGAGCACAAGCAACAATAGGATTTATTGAGGTTTTTGACGATAACAATAACTTTGCAGGCAATACATTCACAGCGCCGATAACAGGCCGTTACCAATTGAACGCATCAGTTTCGCTCGATGCTTTATCCACTGCCGCAACTTTGACAACGATTCGTATTATTACAAGCAACCGTACATATGTTCAGCAAAAAGGTGTCAACCCGAAAGCAGGAGGGTTGCAAGATGCCATATCAATAGCGGTGGTTGCTGATATGGATGCTGGAGATACAGCAACAGTGACTATTCAAGTTGAAGGGATGGCTGGAAACACTGTTTCAGTCATCGGGAATGGCACAACTATGTGGACAACATTTTCTGGTAGTCTCGGATAGAGCTTTCTTGCGTGGAAATTATTATAGATAAAACATACAGAAACCGAAAGATATTATGCCAGAAATTAATAACGAAGAACAAAAAGAAATATTTAAGGAGGCTATCTCTGAATGGCTTGATAAGCAATTTGCAGCATTTGGTAAGTGGACATTTGCTGGACTGGCTAGTGCTGGATTAGTGGCATTAGTTTATTTTATTCTCAACTCACAAGGATGGCATAAATGATTGAAAGCATTGCCCTGGTAGGAGGAGGGCTTTTACGTCTTCTTCCTGAACTCCTCTCCTTCTTTAATAAGAAGACAGATAATAAGCATGAGCTAGAAATGCTAGAGAAACAATTCCAGCTAGAACAATCTCGTAATGCTGCACAGATGGAACAGGTTATACAAGTTCAGGAAGGAGCTACAGATGTTGCCCTTACTAACGCGTACAAGGAAGCTCTAAGAGGGCAAATGCAGAAGGTGGGGGTTAAGTGGGTTGATGCGTTAAACTTTGCTGTACGTCCTATATATGCTTATACGGCATTGGTTTTGTATTACGCGTTCAAGGCCTCTCTGTTCGTAGTGGCTATGCAGCAATCTGGTGGGGTATGGGAGAAGGTGTTGCTATGCTACACACCAGAAGACTTCGCTCTTCTGTCAGGGATTACGTCATTCTACTTCGTAGGTCGTGTTATAGATAAAGGAAACAAATGAGTAAGATTGTATTAGGGAATATAAGTGGTGGACATAATCTCCAGAAGATTAACGACAACTTCGATAAGATTGAAGCTGAGTTTACTAATAAAGTGGTATATCGAGATGAGACAGGTAGCCTTTCTGTTGCCCTAGATGCTAACGGTCAGCAAATATATAACCTCCCTGCACCCACTACACTAAACTCAGCAGCACGTCAGCAGGACGTATTAGATGCTGTTGCAGGGGCTAGGACAGCTGCTCTTACCTCGTTCGCTCCTGTTAGTGATATTATAGCCACTAATGTACAAGGGGCTATTGAAGAGATTAATACCTTTATACAAGCTGGTACGGGGGCAGTTGCTAAAACATTACAAGCAAAAAATAGGGAGCGGGTCAGTGCTACTGATTATTCAACGTTACAACAAGCGATTAACTTTCCTTGACCGAGCTTAAAAATCACGAACAGAACTTACAGCAAGACAGAGGCGAAACAGGTTGTTGCATGATCGTCTCTCTTATAAGACAATTTGAAGGTTGCAAATTAAAATCCT